TCTGTCGTTTACGTTTCCGTTCACGGAAATGATTATGGAGTAGGACGGTAAGGAGGTCAAGCAGTATTTACCACTCTACCTCCTATAGCATTGACACGATTGAGAAAAAAGTTCTATGGCGAAAAGAAAAAAGACGAGCCTGTCGCTCGATCCAGACCTGGTGGCGCTGGTCCCGCGCAGAATCAAACTATCCGCGTTCGTCGAGAGCGCAATTCTGGAGCGATACGGCGCCACGCCATCCGCAACAACATCCGCAACTCCGCAAGCGGACTCCAATCCCTTGGTACCGACAGGCCAACGCAAATCAGAACTTTCGGTTCATGACCGCGTGGAAATTTTGGTGCATAATCACCCCGAGTGCCAGCTCGCATTTGCGGCGCTGGTGGACATCTTCACGATGGGCCGGGAGAGCACCGTCCTTGCAATCGCACAGAATCTGACCGAGTTCGCCCGTCAAGCTCGTCGCGATGCAGACGAGGACAATAAGGGTGACACCAGAATTATACTTACCCCTGAGGCTCATGGTTCGCCTTCAGGAAATCGCGGGCCTGCGAAGAAGCATCGAGGCTCAGCACAGGATCTACCAGGAGGAGGCAAGCAGACTGATGGAGGAGATCAGTGACGCCCTGGACCGAACAGGGTTCACTCTCGAACGGCTGGAGTATCTTTCTGCGGAAATGGAACAGGAAGCGGAGTTGAACACCGGACTGATGGTCAGGGGTCCGCTCATCAACTAAGGCCGGGGCTTTCACTCAGAGGGGCAAAGGGTTCGCTGGGAGCGGAGGCAACAATGAACTGGATCTGTCCGTGCGGCGCGAGCGTGCCGGATGGTCATCACTTCTGCCGAGCTTGCGGGTATCACCTGGAGGCGCCCGCGAAAACTTCCGACTGGGGCCTCGGCGGCGCGAAGGTAGGAAAACTCCTGACAATCGTCGCAGCAGGTTTCATCGCCGTCGCAGTGGGCTTTGCGCTCCCCGGGTTGTTCCGCACCCCGGGCAAGGCAACTCCCGCTCCGGCCGCTCCGGCCCACATATCTATGCCGGGTCCGCCCCCGGTCCCCACCGACCCACGCGAACAACATCTCGCCGATCTGCGAAAAAAGCGGGAAAACTTGGAGTGGAAGATGGCCTTCGAGCGCGAGTTTGCGAAGAAGGTTGCCCGCGACGCGATGAAACTCAGCTTGCAGCCACTGGCGGACCCCGATGAGCGTCAATACCTGATGGAGCAAATGGATAAAGAGGAACAGCGAATAGCGCAACTCGTGGGAGAGCTGGAGCTCGTTGACGCCGAGATTGTAGAAGAAGGGCGGCAATTGAAGCACAAACAGACATCGGTGATCCCACCCAGCCCGGTTCCCGCCCAGCCCGACCCGAGCGCCGAGCGGATCGAGGCCCTACGCCAACGGCGAGCAGAAATAGCCGCGCAAATCCGTTACGGGAGCGCCCTCGCGGACGACGTATATCGGGATCAATTCAGGTGCCCGCCCTCTGGAACCGTCGGAGCCCCCGCTACCTGTGCCGGCCGGGAGCCGATGAAGTACAACCTCGGCGAAGCGACACAGCGGGTAGTCTTTGACTTGATGGGCAAAGTCAATCGGCTGGGCGAAGAGGCGAAGTACGTAGATGCCGCAATCGCCAATCTGAAAGCGGGGAGACCTGAAGATTGGGCGCCGCCGACAGTCCCGGCCCAGCCTACTCCGGAGGCGGCCGGCGCTGGCGAGGCGGCTCCAGCAACAGCGCCTTAACTTGCATCCTTCGGGCGGTTGTGAACGCGGCCGGCAGGTCGCAGCGATACAGAGCGGCCAGCCGGCTACTTCTCGAACGGCCGCGCCTGCGGCGTGCCGTCGGTGTTCCATCGCTGAGCGTAGAGGCCAAGCAGGGCTTTCAGGGCGCCGATCGCGATACCGATAGCCGCGACCACCTTCACCGCCCAGGTGGGCGGCAGGATCTGCGGCAGGACGGTCAGGTCGATCGACAGGAGCAGCAGCAGGGCGCCATGTAGCCAGGCTTGTAGTTTCTGGGAAATGGGGGGCATATTCAACCTTCCTTCTCTGGCTTTCGGAGATTCAACTGAATCGTGAGAGTTGTGCCGTCGAAGCGATCAACCAACGCTTCGAGGCGATCCAGGAGCCGGTGTGCTCCAGTGAGCACTTCCGGGATGGTCTGTTGGGTGAGGTCTTCGACGGCCTCGTGAATGCCGGTGAGGTCCATGCTATCCCTCCCTCGCTGCGTGAAGCGCCCGTATCCGAGCGGCATCCTTCGCGATGACAAGGGCTGTTATCAGGTCACTTGTCTCGTGTATCCCGCCCTCGATGTCGCGGTACCGCCACTTGCCTCCAGGAAGTTGCTTCACTTCCGTGGGGTTCGCAGCGAACCAGCGTAAATGCTCTGAATCTGAACGCAAGCCAGCAATCTGAACCTGACACAGATGCTCTTCGACACCTGCGTCAGGCCACATAACAAGCCCCTTGCCGGCCATCACTTCCCCCAGCCAATCATCAGGCCGATTGACCACTGGGTATCGCTGATCGTCGGTTTGGTGACTCGCAGCACCGGCCCTATGGTCCAGCCGTTCTTCAGCCGGGCGAAGGCGAACCCGCCGCCCGTGAGCGACAGCCCGACCTTGGTCCCTCCCGATGTAACGGTGGTCGTTCCGTCGGGTGCGACTTGCTGCGTTGCTGGATCAGCGGCGAACGCCGGCCCGAGCGTCCCGAGCACCTGCACCTCAAACGGCCCGAAGGTGGTCAGATGTTGTGCAATCCCGGTTTCGGTCGAGGTCATGACGCGGAACGGATTCGTGCTGTATGACAAGAAATTCACAGCGGTGAACGAATATGTCCCGCCGCCCATCACGCGCTTGGCGTAGGCGAGGGTGCCGTTTATCTGAGGAGCGGCATACTGGTTGAAGAACACGCCCGCGCCGGCCCATTGGTCGGGTAGCGGTGTTGCGGTTTGCGCCGGGCACGAGAGCGCCAGCGCGAGGATGAGCAGAGAGAGAGTGAGAAGTTTTCTCATTGGGTTTTCCTTTTCCTTTCGGGAGTCTTTCTTTTCGGGGGCAGCTATGGGTAGCAGCTACTTGGCCTGTCGCAGCAACCGCTCGAAAACCACGACAGCCACACAGAGTTTCCTCAGTGTCGGAATCACGTCCGCTGCGGTCAGCACCTTTGTGCCATCCGCGATGTCGTCGAAGTCCTCGAGCACAGCGGCGTAGAGTTTTGTAGCTCGCCCGGTCGTGCCATCGGCAGTAATTGGAACGGGTTGGTCCTGGAACATAACTACGCCGCCATCTATCCGAAGTTTTTGTGCATGGCCGCTATGCAGGTAGGACACCAGCAGAGTATTGGTCTCTGGGTCGAATGCCATGCCTTCGCCTGTGGCAAACGGGTCAAGGTTGTGGCTCAGATACTTGCCGCTCAACGAATCAAACTGAATGAGTCCCATTGGTCACCTCGTGTAATACAACCGTACTTCGCCACGTCCACCTACGCAGCCCGCGTGGGTAACGCCGGTTTCGCCTGTGCCTGCACCGCCGCCTCCGCCGCCGGGAATCGCGCCGCTCTGGCAGGCTACCAGCCCGCCGCCTGAAGTCCACCCGCCCCCAGCGCCGCCATTCCCGCCGCAACCTGAGATACCGCCCGCCCCTCCGGTTGCATTTGCATTCCCGCCGCTCCCTCCGCCGCCACCCGCGCATTGCGAGCTGCCGCCCGCCCCGCCTGCGGCGGCACCGGCCGCTTGACTCGCTCCGCTACCACCAAGGTCCAGGCGTAGAGAGTGGTAGCCAGCCGCGCTGTTATTGTACGTTGCACTTTGTGTTACGAGTGCCGGAGTTGCTGAGATATATCCGTAGGCAGGCGTGAGTCCGCTTAACCCACCGCCGTAAGTGCCGGATGTAGTGGACAACACGGCACTCCCACCGGTCACGGTTACACACGTCCCTGCGCTGGAATTGCCGCCCGCATTGCCCCCAGTGGCATACGACGCTTGTCCTGGACCTCCCAGTCCCGCGGCGATTGCAAACGTGCTACCTGGAGTAACTGCACAGATGCGTGAAGCGTAACCGCCGCCGCCTCCGCCTCCGTTCTCATTTGCGCCACTTCCCGCGCCGCCACCTGCGCCGCCTGCCCACATATCCACTCGGACCCAGTTGACCCCGGCCGGCACGATCCAGTTCGTCGTACATTGCGCCCCGGAACCAGACCCGCATGTCCAGGTCACCGTTGAGCCATCCGCTAACGCAGTAGTCGTTCCATCGAGCGTGAGTACATATGACTGCGCGTACATCATCGAGATGACCGTCCACGCTCCAGCCGCTGAGTCAGCAGCGGGAGAATACAACAGTAGATACGGCGTCGAGGCGGCCAAATCCCCGGCCGCTAAGGTCGCGCCACTGCGCTTCAGCACCTTTCGCGCTCCGCGCCCATCGACGTTAAGCGTGACGGCGCCAGTGTTCACAACGTCCGGTATCAGGATTACTTGCAGCGTTGTCGCTCCGGTGGGGTAAGCCGCAGCAGCGGGGCTGAGGCCGCAGGTATACGTCGTGCCCGATGCGCTACTCGGAGCACACTTGAGGCTCTGCGCCGCTTGGGCGCCCGAACGCGTTTCGATGACTGCCGTGTCCACCGAGGTCTGCTCGTTGATCGCCGATCCTGTGTCGGACAGAGCGAGCACAATGCCCGTGCCAACCTGGAAATTGAGCACTGGCTGTGATCCTACTGGAGTACTATCCAGGGTGACAGACAGCGATTCCGGCACCCACGAGTAAGCGTTGGTTACTCCCTTCCGGCAGACCTCCACGACGTCGACCACGCCGACCCCTGAATACGTGATCCATTCCGCGCCGCGTACCGCCACCGTGCAGGCGGGCTTTGACAGCAAGCCCGGATCGACGCGGACCATTGGAGTGGTGACGCCGTTGACGGGATCGAGCGCCGTGGTGCCGCTCGTTACGATGCCTGTCGCCGGATCTTTCTTGATAATATTCGCATCGGCCGGTTCCGCCCCGATATCTGCCGGCGTGGCCCCATGAGAATTTCCCGTCGCCTGTGAATGCCCGTAGGCAGTCTTCGCCTGCGCTGCCGTGACCGCATTCGCGCCGCCCGTATCGAGTCCTTGGTCGCTGCCCTGCGCGTGTTGCGCGGATTTAGCGGCCGACACGTCAACGTTGGCCGACACGGCGGTCTGGAAATCACTGATGGTGGACGCCGCCTGCGTGTGAGCGAGGGGCGTGCGTGCATCCGAGAGCCTTGGATCTCCCGTCCCGGTCTTGCCCGCAAGATCCGTCACCAGCCCCGTGACGTCGCTCTCAGCATGCGTGTGGGTCGTGTCGGCTTTGTCGGCGAACAGTGCCATCATGTCGAGTTGCAGCGCTGGATTGCCGGTGATCTGGCCCCATGTGCCGCCGCAAGTTCCCGGTCCCCACGACAGGCCAAGCCAGCACATCGCTTGATTGAGCGTGGCGCCTCCCTGTGCTATCTGCGTGGGCAAGAGTTGCGCCGGGGGTGCCGGCACGGGGCCGGCCTGGACTTGCGGGATCTTCAAAGGAGTGGTGCTCGTCGGCACAAGCCAGGTCTCGGGCTGCGCTCCCGGGAGCGCGGGGCTGCGCGTAACCGAACATGTCCGTCCTTTCGGGCTGCCGGCGTCACCGGGATCGATCGTGACCCTAAATGCGCCGTTGATCACCGTGATGGACTGCGTAAAGCCCCCGATGGTTTGCCCCGCCGCATTGACGCCGGAGGGGCAGGTGATCTTTATCGAGCCGTTCCAGAGCCCTCCGAACGGAGTGCGGATCGTGTCGGCGATGATTGTGCCGGCCGCGCACAGCGGGAGGCAGGCGAGGAGCAGGCAGAACGATAGAGTAATCAGTTTTCGCATGGGATTGTGGTGAATCCGGTTTGTGGTGAATCCGGAGTGCAGGGTTGCGCGGAATCAGGACATGAACAGTTTCGCCTCGGCTTGCCGCCGCGCGGTCAGGCCGGCCAGCACGACGCGGCCGGTGTTGTGGCAGGCTGGGCAGCCGTGCCCCATACAGGCCCCGCAGCGCGCACGGTCCATGTCGGAGAACTCGATCACGGCCGTCGTCTTGTCGCCGGCGTGGAGGGACTTCCAGAGCTTTGGCGCCGTGGCTGGAAGAGCGCGCGGTCCGCCCTTCAGGTTGTAGCAGAGCGAAACCAGTGCGTCCCACTGGCCCTGGGTCAGCGGCACGCCTGCGAGAATTGGCCGCAGTTCGGCTTCAACGGCGCGGACGTCCTCGAGCAGCAGCGCGTCGGCCAGCTCGGGCGTGACGGTCATGCCGGGCTCGACGCCGAGGGTGTGGCCCCAGGCGATAGTCCAGACGCCGGCAGGGCACCGATAGGCGACCAGCTTCGAGCACCGGCCAGCTTTCCAACCGGGCTCATCCTCGAAGCGCTTGATGTTGTCGAGACAGGCGGGCGAGGCGGTCCGCTGTTCTGGCATCGTCGCTCCTTAGGACGGGATGAACGCCCCGTCAACGTACCGCCATCCAATGCAGGGAACCGGTTCCAGATTGTCGATGCGAACCGCTTTTGGATAGTGGATCGCGACGAAATTCGCATCCGTGACGATGATGTTGGCTACCACCCCGGTGCCGTCCTGAATCAGCGCATAGGTCATTTGTTTTACCTCTCCATTGCCTTACTCCCACCACGTCACGATGCAGATTCCTGATCCGCCAGCTCCGCCAGCCGATCCCATGCCGCCGCCACCGCCACCGCCGGTGTTGGGGGATCCGGATTGTCCGCCCCGCCCCGCCCCGCAGCTCCCAGGCGCGCTATAGGAGGCAGCCGTGCCTTCGCCGGCGAATCCAGCCCCGCCGCCGCCGCCGAAACCGAAGAGGCCGATTCCTCCGGTACCACCACCACCGGCATTCGCGGGAGAGGTGCCGCTCCCTCCAGCTCCGCCGCCGCCGCCTGCATTTTGAATGCCGAGGCTTGGGGCTCCTCCGCTACCGTCTCCACAATTTCCCCCGCTGCCACCAAGGCCCATGTATTGCTCGCCGCCCGTTCCGCCATAGCCACCATGGCAGGACAAGAGGTCGGCAAACGATGTCGTTCCGCCAGTACCCCCGGGAGAGGCGGAGCTGGCGGACCCAGCACCGCCGGCGCCGATAGCTACAGCCACGGTTCCGGCCACCTGCACCATTCGCTTCTTGACTTGTCCGCCACCGCCACCGCCTCCGCCTCCAACTGGGTCGGCATTCCCGCGGCCGCCACCGCCACCGCCAGCCACCGCCAGGATCTCCACCCAGCCCCCGGCCAGCAACAGGGCCGGGGAGGGCGAGAACGCACCGCTCGAAGTGAAGATCTGCTGTTTCTGAGTTCTGATGCTCTGTATGTAGCTCATGAGAATCCTTTGCGGAGGCTATGCCCTTGCGAACGCTGTCCCTCGCTGTCCCTCTTGGAGACCCTACACAATCACCCAGTTCGCGTTGTCCGACATGATCGTCAGAGAATCGAATTGCCGAATGATGGACACACTCGCCTGCCCATCGATGCTCTGCCCGGTCTGCGCGGAGAGCGTCACCGGGTTCGGGGTCGAATCCATTTTTTTGAGCCGCACCTTGTAGCCGGAATAACCCACCGCCGTGAATACGTTCCGCGTCACAGTGCCTGCGCCCGCGTTCACTTTCTCGACGATTTCCTTGTTGGCGCTGGATATGTTTCCGCTGGCACTGACACTCACCACGGATGGCAAGGGCGCGATTATCAGACCCGCCGACGTGATCCATAGCATCGGCGTCACAGGGACGATCGCGCCGCCGGGACGAACCACAAACGCCTGGATGCTCGTGCTGTTGGCTTGGGTCGCAATCGCGAAAGGGGCCGTGAGTGTTGCGGGCCACGCAAACGTCCGTCCGCCGATGGCGTCCTGGTTGATGATGAACACCAGAAGCTGGCCGGCTACGGTGTTCGTGAGCGACGAGGCTGAGACGTTCCCGGTGAGCGTCAGATCGAACTTGGCCGCCAGGCTTGCATTGAACGTCACCGACGTCGCATACGGAACCGTCGTGATGAGAGACGCCACGTCCGCCGACGTGTTGATGTTCATCAGGATCGCAACGAGGTCCGCGAAGTCCGCGTCGGAGGGCGAAAACCCCTTGTTCACGAGCATCTGCGCGAAGGCCGCGGTGAATGTCGAAACCTGGTAGGCAAACTTATTGAACAGCGGGTGCGGTAGAATCGCGTCGAGCGCGGCGCCGCCGGAACGCATGGAGTCAGCGGAATACTGGTTGTCCGTCTCGGCGTTTGTCAGGTTCGGGTCAAACTGAATGAAGTTGGTGGCTGCTGGCATAAATTATCCGGTGAGGGCTATCCCGCGAGGGCTATCCTGCGAAGTGGCCGAGGTCAAATCCGGCAACGAAGTCATCGTTCCGGTCGAAGCCGAGCATCGGCAGCGTCGGGAACGAGAAGTTGTACAAGACCCCTTGCGGCCGGGGGACGATGTAGCCGTTCGAGATCAGGTCTTTCATGATCGACGTGAACGCTCCGGAGACATACAGACTTACGCTCATGTCCTGGTGGTCCTGAATCGTCAGCGCGCCGCCGGGGAACAAGAGGCGCCACATGGCAAGCACGGTCCCGATGCGCCCGTCCCAGTGGTTCTGAATGATCCGGGCCTTGAGCAAGAAACGGTAGGTCGCGTCGTCGAGAACGGGACTCACACCGTCGCTCGGTTGGAATCCCACCGTCCTCGATTGGCCGAGGATGGCCCCCAGGATGTCGAGCTGCGGACCAACAGCCAGGTCGATATCAAACGCGGAACCGAAATCCGCGAGGCACGCGAGCGCATCTTGAAACGGCTGAAGGGTCGCCCCCAGCCAGGTGAGCATGTTCGCGCTGACCTGATATTCGGAGGTGACGAGTCCTGCGTAGTACGAGGAATCCGGCATAAGGGTAACAGGTTGGGTTTGCGGCCGTTTCCGACCTACGGCAAAACAACCGTGCAGACGTGGATATCGACCGAGCCTGCGGCGAGCGCCGTCGCTGTGCCGTCCCCGAGGTTTGCATCAGCGGTGAAGGTCGCCACCAGATTGTGAGCCGCCACTGTGGTCTCCTTCATACTTCCGTCGATCGCGAGCGCCGTATTCGCCGCCGTCTGGAAGACGTTAAACGCGGAGAGGTAGGCGTCCGCAGTCGTGCCGTCCCCAAGGCTCACGGTAGCCGAGGTGATCCCGGTTCCGGAGAACGCGGCCGAGTGCTTAGCCCGTACCCCAATGATGGCTTCGTTCGCGGCGAGCGCCTTGATGGTCTTGGTCGCGGTGACCGCGTCCGCCTTGAAGATCGCATCGGTGTAGGCTACGGTGTACTTGCGGCAGCCGGGGACGGATACCGCGGGACCGATGACCGTGGATCCGATAGCAACGTTGCCGTCTGCTCCTGCGCTCGGGACGCAATTGATTGTGACCGTCGCAGAGCAGACTTGCACCGCCTGGAAGACGGTCCCGCTCGAGTTCTTGCACTGATACGCATGGCTGGTCGCGTCGAACCAGCATGCTCCGAAACCGGCCGAGGGCGTATCGGGCGCCGTGGTCTCCTGGGTGATGTGGCGCCCCTGGATCACATCCTGCGCAAGCGCATGAGGAGCGAGAGCCAAAACCGCAAAGATCAGAAGGTGTCGAATCATGTCAGGGTTCCTTTCCAAGTCAGACCTAAACCAGGTTCACGACCACGTAAGCGGCCGATCCTTGCGCCGCTTTGTTGAATGCGACCGCGATGTCAGTCGTTCCCGTCGTGAAGAATTCCAGGGCCACGCCCGTGCCGCTGGCCGTCGCGTTGGCCGAAAGCGTGACCGTCGTTCCGACCACTGTGGAGACGGTCGTGCCGGACGGGACGCCGGGGCCCACGACCACTTGGTCGGCCGCGATCCCGGAAGCGCTCGCAACCGTCACGGTCGGACTTCCGCTGGTGGTACTGCCCGCGGTAGAAGCCGCTTGAGATCCAGACAACATGGCGCGGATCGAGAACAGCGGCTGGTCCGGGTCGGGTCTCGCGGTCAGCGCCGCGCCGTACAACTCACTGAACACTACGCCCTCGCCAATCCCCAGGCTGTTCAGGTAGTTCACGATTGCGGAAGCGATCGCCGCTTGTGCCGCTGACGTGAAGCCCGTCAAGCCGTGGACGCTCAGCGACACGTAGACCGGAACGTAGTCGAGCACGTCGAATGAAATCGGCATGGAGATCGAATTGTTGTTCGTGTCGATGACGTTCACCGTGGTCGCGCCGTTCGTCTCGCAACCGATTCCGCGGTTGGAATAGATCGCCTGAGCGATGTCCGCCGTCGATCCTCCTTCAGTTACGCAGGTGATCGAGTGGGCTGGGTTTCCGTAGGAATCTACGTCCCCCGTGGGGTTCTCGTATACCTGCGACCGAGTCACGCCGGAGACGGCCGCAATCGCCGCCGCGGTCCCTGCCACGAGCGAAACGGAGGGCTTGGTCTGCGCAACCATCAGGCGCGCCCGGTATCGTGAATCCGGCTCGACTGCCTGGCCCGGCATTGCCGCCGCTGGATTCGTTACCGCCGTCCATCCCGCGGTGGGCGTGCTGATGCTGGAGATGTCCCCGGGATTGGCCGTGATGTTGCCTGCATTCTGCGCCGTGGCAATGATCGCTACGGTGCCGGATGAGCCGATCGTCGCCGGGGAAGCGATGTCCCAGTAATTGCCGTTTACGTCCCGAGCCATGCCGCGCGTGACCACGGCACCCGGAGTGCCGGTGAGTGTCACGAGCGCGATCGACTGCGAGGCTGCCTTGCGGGCCGTCCCGATGAGTTTCCCGATGAGGTCAAGACTTGCCCCGATTGCGGTTTGCGGGTTGAAGGCGAGGTAGAGCGCCTGGAGCGATTGGCCGAAGTCGCTCGCTTGTAATGCCCGGACGGCGATGTCCTGGTAATCGGCGGCGTCTGTTCCCAGGTAGGCAGCGTTGCCGTAGATTCCCTGATATTGGCCGATCAGCCATGCCAGGATGTCGGCATAGGTTGGGATCGTGAGTCCGGATGCGCCGATGGTTGGAGGCGAGTAGCTCATGATTTGACTCTAGAGATTCCTACTCCGAGACGATGATTCGCTTTCTTGGTGTGACCGCTGTGTAGGTCAGACGAATTTGGCCAGTACCGCCGGAACCTCCATAATAATAATCCAGCCCATCATCAGTACAACCACCTCCACCCCCACCTGGACTTAGGCCGTCAGCTCCATTCCCCCTAGAACCGGTATAACCGGAACCGCCAGCACCTCCACCAGTTACAGCACTTGCGCCGGTAGTACTTACTGCATTATTTCCGTTTGAGTTTGGCCCCGCAGAACTTCCTCCCCCGCCACCTTTAGTAGTACACCCCTGAAACCCATTTCCTCCAGAATACTTAACAGTCCCAGTGGAATTGGCTACCGTGCCTCCCGCTTGAAAGTCTCCGTAAGCTGCCACAACAGCAGTTCCATTAAATGCCGTATTAGTTGCATGAAGTGTCGTAGGGTAAGGAGTACCAGCAAAATAAGTAGTTCCTATCACATAACTGTAGTTACTTCCTGGTGTTACCGAAATCGTGCTTGCAGCATAGGCCCCGCCACCGCCACCTTCGCTACAAGGATCGGTAGTCATACACATAAAGGCCACACCACCTGGACCCCATGCTTCAACTAGGACGCTGGTGACCCCAGTTGGAGCCGTCCAGGTTCCAGACGTTGTAAAGGTCTCGGTAGTAGCAAACAGCAAGGATTGGCAGAGGAGAAAAGCAAGGACCGCAAGTATCTTTTTCATAGTGTCCCTAGTAAGTCGCCGTGTAGTGGACCGAAACCCAATGTGCCCCGCCGCCAGCCACGACCGTTTGGTAGTCGATGCCATGACCATCCGCGAGCACATTCTCGCCCGACACAAACGTCAAAGTATTTGCTTCCGCTGAAGTACAACTCAGATTGCTGCTAAACATATTCGCTGGTGACCCGTCATCCCTCTGTAGCTGTATCGTTGCGGCCGTCGCGCTGTCCGTTCGACACCAGACCTTCGTGACGGTCATGTTGCCGCCAGAGTGGTTTGTCCAGATCGCCGGCTGATCGTCGGTGTCCACGAGCAGGCCACCGGTTCCACTGCCCGTCATCGTGAACTGGTGCTCGTAGACGCTCATCTTGGACGGGGTGATCGTGTTGGCCGCGATGTCGGCAGCGACGACAGCGGACCAGGCGGGATTTCCTGCGGCGTTACCATGCAGCAGGGTGGTCGTAGTTCCCTGGTTCGCGTGCTGCGGGCCCGCCAGAGTAAGAGCCACGCAAGTCAAGGTACCGCTGGCGTTGATCGCGTAGGCAAACTGATTGGCGGCGCAGTCGGCCGGATCGGCGGCTAACGCCGTAGCCGTGGCGGCGTTGCCGGAGGTGCTCTGGTTGAGGGTCGGAAACCAGCCGGCCGCAAGCGTTCCGCCCGCACCAGCTTTTGGTATTGCATTCGCAGCGGGAGTGACGGTAGCAACCTCGTCGGCACCGCCGTTCTTGTGACTCGTGGCGTGCGCAGTCGGTGTGCGGGCATCCGAGAGGCGGGAATCTGAGGTGGCAACTGCCCCCACGTCCGTAGCCGACAGCGACACAATCCCGACGTACCCGTTGACCGACTGGACGGCGGACGACGGCGTTTGCAGAACCGTCCAATCCGCCATCGTGCCCGCCGACCCGCCGTTCTGCACGTAGGTTTGCGATTGATCCGACCTGATGCAGATGTCTCCCTGGTGAGCGCTGAGAGCCAACTGAGCCGCCTGACTCGCCACCACGTAGGTATCAGTGATGGCCAGTTGCGTAAGCTGGCCCGAGGGCAGCTTGCCGTTTATGTCCAGGCTCGCATATCCCCCAGCGGCACCTTTGTTTGCGGAGTTCTCGGCGGTGAAGCCGAGGGCTGCTTGGCAGGCCGCGCTTGAGCCATCGACGTGCACGCAGTTCGAGGCGTCTCCGGATACGAGCCCTGGAGCCCCGCTGGTGAGCTTAACGGCGCCCGTCCCAGAGAGGGCGGCCATGGCCCCTATTGCGCTCGGGGTGATCGCGTCTGCTTGTCCTGCGGCGTGCAAGTTTGAGTGAAGAGATGGCGCAAAGAGCGTCGGCGTGCCGCTCAGATCGGAATATGAATATCTGGCCCAGAAAAGGTCTGTTCCGTCTGAGGTGAGAGCGGAACCGTTCAGCCCAATCGGGAGACGCGCGGTGCCGCTGGCGTCTCGGTAGATCAAATCTCCGCGCGTGGTCATCGGATTCGGGAGGGTGTTGTTCACCAGCCACGCGAAGTTGCTATTAATGATCGCCGGAGAATCCTGTTTCCAATACTCTCCGAGAATCGGAAGTATCGTATCCGGAGTGAGACACACCGTGGTCGTGTTCGGCGGCAAGCCGCTGCGAACGGAGATCTGCCCCAGGGTGCATTGCGCGAATGCCGAAGCTGCGAGGAAAAGAAGTGCCGCGATGCTAGTGCCGATGGTTTTCATGATTTGCCTCTGAATTATTCGCCCCTAAACGACGCGTCCCTAAACGCTATCCCAGGTTTCAATCGTGCTGTCCCATGTGCCCGTCGAGCTGCTCCACGTTTGGCCGTCGCTTCCTCCGGGCTGCTGGGTGTTTGAAATCGCCACCGGCCCGAACGCAGTCTGAACCACCGCGATGAACGCGAACGTGCGACCCGCGCGGCCGTAGTTCACTTGGAGAGCTTGGATTCCGGTCACGTAAGGCGTTCCGAGAATCCGCCGCCGAAGGATAAACGCAACTCCCTGGCTGGTGATGGGATGCCCGAGCAGGCTTTGAAACAGCGGGGTTCCCTCCAGTAGATTCTCGAACCATTCGGCCTGGAGTAACCGCAGCCGGGTGGAGAGGATCTGCGCCACGGCTTCGATATCGGTGGCGAAATTGGACAGCCCCGCGCCGCGCATCGGATCACCCGCGCTGTTGAGTTTTCGAACCAGAATCGCCGGCATGCTAGGCCACGGGTCCGGATGTGGAGAGTCCGCCCTGAACGCCAGAATGGAGGTGGGTAAGAAACGCCTTCCCGTCGATAGTCGTCGCCGATCCCAGAGTCACCGCGCTGGCCTGCACGGTAGCCGTGTCCGCTTCGACCGAGACCGTGTGCGCTTGCACCGAGACCTCGCCCGAACATTCAACCGCCACGCTGGGCGCCGTGACGGTTACCTTGTCGTCCGTGAGATCGATGACCACGGTCCCGTCGTCGTTGCGGAGCTGCGCCGAGGTGGTCGAATAACCCGCGAGTCCGCGCGGATTCGAGCGCAGGCCGAAGATGGCCACCGCGTCCGAGAGGCTGTGCCGCCGCTGGCTGATCGGGTTGTTGTTAACGCCGCCGTTCTGGAGCCAGACGTCGAGCGGGGTGTCCGCGAAAACCACCAGACACTCATCGCCGGGCTGAATCGGAAATGTCATGCTCCAGCCGCCCGCCGAGGGCATCATCACAGGCACGTCCTGGAGCAAGGGCAGTTGCATCGCCTTGGTCTTCAGCGAGATTACTGCGGCACCCTCACTGTACTTCACGAGCTCGTTGGTGGCGATCAATACCGAGACGGTAGCGGGCGGGCCGGGGTCGAAGGACCGTACCACGGCCGGGAGGGCGACGCGCAGAGACTGAGCGATCATGTCGGCGAGCGAGCGCGCGCGCTCTAGGGACGGAGTCTCGCGCTGTTCGACACTTAGTCCGAAGTTAGCCATTTGGTTTTTTGGACTCCAAGAACTCCGCGAAGAAATTCGGCACGACGGCATGAATCTCCGTGTACCAGTCATCGCCGCGGCCGCGCGTATCGCCGATGTGGCGTATGCCTTGAACCGTGTATGTCCCTTCAACGGAGGGGGATGCCGCCGGGAGTACGAAGATCTGCATCGGGTGCGCATTGATGACCGTCCCCGGCGCGAGCTGCACTACGTCCCCGATACGTACACTCGGATCGAGCAGCACACGAAAGACGACGCCAGCCTGGGTCTGTTCCGGAACCCCGATCAGCGTTCTTTTAACCTGGCCCCGAGTGGGCGCGGAGCTTCCGTACGGATCTGGAGGTCCATAAACATGGTCCGGTGCCGGGGGTGGGCCATCGAAAGAGCGCACATTCAAACCCCCGATACCGGTTTTAGGATCAATCGGCTTCACCCACGCGAACAGGCCGTGCTGCTTGACGATCTCCCGGATCATCTCGTAGGGGCGCCCGTGAAACGCCTGGCCGCGCGAGAACTTCGTCCGGCTGAGTTTGTTCCGGGCGGCGTCGTCGATGTTCTCTATTGGGAACGGGATGGGTGTTTTCGCTTGGCGGCAGATCTGGCAGATGCTGTCGTGCGCCGTCTTGTCTTTTTCCAGAGCAAAACTGGTGAGATTGTAGGCGTCTTCGGGCAGCCCGGTCGTGAGTCGCAGAATGAGCTTGTAATCGACAACGTTCTCGCGCAGCCATACCGGCTGCAGCACTTTGCCGTAATACAGCAAGCTGGTAACGGGATCGAAGTCCCCCGACGTGTCCGCCTTGTATCCGGCGCTGATGGTGACCACATCGCCCAGCACAAGAGGTTGTTTGTCCAGTAACACATCGCGCGACTGCAGCAAGCCGCCCGGTTTGGGACCGTAGTTCTTGCTGCTCCCCTGCCAGATCCGAGTGGCGGTCTCATTCGACAGGTTGTAGATCCTCACCTCCGCCTGCCAGTAAGCCATCAGCATAACCATGTCGACGGAGAACGTGACGCGCAGCGCCTCGGAAAACTGGTCGCTCGACAGCACCAGGTGCGTGCCGTCCGCCGTGTCGACGGCGATGTGCCACGCCCGGCCGAAGTAGGGTAGGGATTGCGCTGCGGAGGCCATCGGAGCGGATGCCATCAGTTGTCGTCCCATAAAACCACAAAATCTCGGCCGAGTCCGCTATCGTCCGGCCAGTCGCTCGCGGCACCGCTCTGGTTGATGACGTAAGCGGAGCCGATCCCCAGGTAATCGTAGGGCGCGAGAATATTCGCTCCCGGCCATGCGCCGGTAAGCAGCGGAACCGATGACGCCAGCGGATTGTTGGACTGATCCGCGATGTCCATCGTCCAAAATCCGGCCTGGGTGTTGTAGCGCAGCCGGAGATTCAGCGTCAGGGAATGCCCATTTACGTTCAGGGCCACTCGCAGGCTCTGGTTCGGCGAATTATTGAGGGCGAGAATCTGGGCCATGATTACGGAGCTACGGCGCTGGCGAGAATTTGGGCCATGGTTTGCTACGGTGTTACGGCACTGCTCCACTTTCCTGCACCCGGAACGGTGGATGAGGACTGCGCTAGGGGGCCAACCACAGAATTCTGCGCCTGAACGTTCTCTGGCACCGGAGAGACCCGCACCTGCCCAGTCACGGTCTGCCCGGTCGTCTGCGGAAGCGCGGGGTCGAAACTGACGCCAGAAGATGTGGATTCAACCGACGCCGTGATGATCTCAGTGAACGTCACGATTGCCTTTAGCGCAAATCGCGTTCCTACGGTTTCTTCGGTCCGTACCTCCGAGATCAGCATCTGGTCGTATTGCCGGAGCCGGGTCGCCACCTGCAACACCTGACGCTGCCGCTGTAAAGCAACGAGCGTCTGATATGCGGATGCGCTTTTGGATGGTCCATCCGACCATTGGCCGACGATGAACGATTGCATCGCATCGCTCATCGCAATCTCGACGACGAGCCGCGCTGGAACGGTGTAGGCGTGATCAGAGATCGCAGCTCCCGTCTGCACCGGATTCAGTGTGATTACGGAATGTTGTTCGTGCTCGGCCCGAAGGGCGCCGTCGAAGACATAGAACGTCTGCTCGCCGTTTTGTGCATCGCTGACCGCTATAAAGAGCCCCGGTGTCTGGCTCCATTGGGGCGGGCGCCACGGCCCCGCGGTGCCGGGATTCAACGCCGCGGGTGTCCGGGTCGAGTAGTAAATCTGACCGATCAGGGAAGCGGCACGAGTTGCGACGCCCGGGATGCGCGGTAGCTTGCCTACGAGTGATCCGAACCTTCCGGCGATCGATCTCCCGGCAATCGAGGCGAGGGGTGTTAAGGGTACTCCCATGGTTGTTTGCGAGCGGGTGGTTGCTTGGCTGTGGTCGCGCGGTCAGATTACGAGTACGCCGGCGACAACTCCGCCAGGTCGTAGCGCACCTGGCTGTTGAGGGCTTCCTTGACTCCATCCGCGACGGCGCGATGGATGGTGTGTGCATCAGCCCCGGGCTGCGTGATGTAGATTCCACCGACGCTGACGCTCATATTCTGGCGGTGGTTGGTGACCTGCGCGGAGGGCACCAGCGGAGTTTGCATATTCGCCAGAACGGGGGACCAATCTCGGTTGAGAATGTCTGGGGCGGACGCCGGCTTCACGGACGCTTGTGGTTGCCCGGAGGGGCTAGCCTGCCGCGCCTGCTCGATCTGGCTCTCGATTCGCAGGACGGAGGGGACGTACCCCTGTGTCTCGGCCGGAAGATCCTGGAGGCTCGCGGCTTTGTCCACCCGGCCCGGCCCGGCATTGTACGCGGCGAGGGCCTTTTCGGTTACTCCGTGGTACCGCTCGAGCATCTGCCCGAGATAGCGTGTGCCTCCTTCGATGTTTTGGAGCGCATCGTCCGGATCTACGCCAAGCTGCCGCGCCGTATCCGGCATGAGTTGCATGACGCCGATCGCGCCGGCTTTGCTGCGCTTGCCCTGGTCGACGCCCGACTCCTGCTGCGCTACGGCAAGCGCGAGCGACGACGGAACCCCATATTTGTCAGCCTTCGCATAGATCTCCGCGATCAGATCTTCCCGGGAGAGGGATGATCGGACCTTGGACGTCGGAGCACTCGCGGGCGATGCAGGGGATTGGTCCTCAGAGAGGAGGCCAAACTTGTGAGCGGCCTTAACTCCCTCCCGGCTAATAATGCTCGCGATGCCGCCGATGACCCCTCCGATGACTGTTCCAGCACCCGGAATGATACTTCCGAGCGCCGCGCCGGTTAATATGCCCCCAGGGACCGTGGACACAACGTCGCTGAACGTGCCCACGCCTGCTTTGGCTTCTTCCCAGGCGGAGAGAGAAGGTTCGGCGGTATTCGTGGCCGCGGCGGTATTCGTGGCCGCGGCGCCTTGGCCTTTGCTGCCGCCTGGGGGCGCTTGCGCGCCCCCGCCATGCTTCTTGTCGAGTGCCGACCCCGCTAGTCCCGCCGCGGACACGAAGTGGCTGATCGTTTCCTCGCCTTTTGTGATCATCAGGAAGAAGCTCTTCAGCCAGTCGCCGACGTGCTCGATGGACTTCGCGAGTTTATCGAAACTGAAGGCCGTACCCTGAATGGAGCTATCCCCCGACAACAGACCCACGATGTTCGTGAACGCAACGCCGAAAGCCTTGCCTGCCTCACCAGCGGCCTGTAGGATCTCCCACGTACTTTTCAGGGCCGGTACCGCATAGTCGGTCAGCTTCTTGGAGATCTGCGGAATGTGCTTCTCGATCCAGTCCACCCATTCCTTCAGCCATTCCTTCAGTTTTGTTCCGCCGTCGCCGGCGGTCAGTCTACCGAAGAGATCACCGGCGAACTGCATACCCAGAAACTTCGTCGCCACTTCGAGCCGGGAGAACTCGTACCGGATGTCCCGGATGCCTTTCATTTTGTCCGAGAAGCCTGGTCCGACCGCTTCGCTCATGCGGTCGATATCCGCCGCCATTCCCGCGGCGCGCTTACGCGACTCCGGATCCCAGAAGATCTGGTTTATATCCGCGCCCAAGGCCTTTGTGATCATGTCGAACTTGCGGGCCGATTCCGTGCTCATCATCATGCGCAGGCCGAGCAGGCGATAGCCCTGGTCCGCCATGGCGACCTTATCCACCACTCCGAGGATGGCGGCGGAGACCGAGGTAAACGCGCCCACGATCCCCGTCTGGGCCCCGATGAGAGCCTTCACCATGCCGGCGGCATGCACCGTTACGGCGCGCTCCGCTGCGGCCATGATGCCGGTGAGCTTGCCAAACGAGTGGTCGTCGGTGCTAAAGCCGAGTTTTACGAGATATTCCTGGAGGACGTTGCTCATTGTGGTTGATGCCGCGTCACGTTGCTCATCGTTTATTCTTCGCCGCTTCGGCCGCCCGGCGCTTGTTCTCGTCTACGCAATCGAGCGCTCGGTTCGCATCAATGAGATCGTGGATGTCGTAGGTTCCGTCGCTCATCTCGTGCTGCCGCCAGAGGCCGGCGAGCGCCGGCCTCCACAGAAACCCGCTGATGTCGGGCGGAAAGGCTACTGGACAGTAGCCGGGATCAGGTCGGGGGTTCTGGCCTTCAGCTTGTCGAAAAAAGGGGAGACGTTCAGATCCAGTGCTGCGTCGACGAGCTGGTGAACCGTGTCGGCATCGGATTCCAGGTCGGGAAACTGCGCCGACACCAGCCAGCGGCCGTTGTCGAAGATCTTCAGCGGAATTCTGCCCCCGTCCTTCTCAATGTAGACGGAGCACGCCCCCAGCAGATGAGTCTGGACGGAGCGATAGACCGCTTCGTCTGTAAACCTCTTTGTCGTGAGCTGGGTGATGATCCAGTCACCCACAAGCGCGGAGACGAGGCCGACGCGGAAGTCGACCCCGTTGATCGTGACGTCCTTGAATTTTTCCATGACGTCTCCGCCTACTGGTTCGCGATGTTGCAGGCCATCAAGATCCAGGTGACCCTCTGCGCCTGCTCCTGGTAGGTCTTGTCGGGAACCTTCTGCGGGCCGACTCCGGTGGCGTAGTGCGAGGAGCCGTCCACGATATTGGAAATCAGCATCGTGCCCCCAAACCACTGGGACACATCGCCTGCGTCGCGAGCGGCTTTGACGAGGTTGTACCAGGCGAGCAACTGCCGATGCAGCGTGCCGGTCTGCCACACCTGGAGTTCGATCTCGCCCTGGTCTCCAGGAATGACGCTCGGAACCACGGCGCCGTCCATGCCGACCTGGATCGAAGACTGGCTTGTGGTCATGCGGATCGTCACCTGGGCGATCCCTTGCTGGGAGACGCCGGAGGCCTGGATCACGCCGATGAGAGGGTGGCTGAATGCGAGATTGAGGTCGTTTCCCGAATACGTGGTGAGAATATTTGACATGGTTTTGTTCTCCTTGTATTTACCGGGGGCTTTCGCTACCGGGGGCTTTGCTTACTCCGGCCCCTACCGCTGGACCTCCAGGGTCACGCTCAGCGAGTGCCCGGATTGCGCCTCGATCAGTAGCGCGGTGATGGCGGGCATGACCCGGGCCGCGCGCTGCGCCGCTGACATGGTGCTGACCGCCGGCGCATAGAGGTAATAGCCGTTGGCGAGAGCGTCCCCCGGTTCGATTGCAGCGGACCCGGCCCCCACCGCGACGCCCTGCCAGATACCGGAGGGGGCAATGAAGCCGCGGGCCTTCGCGCGGTCGCAGGCCGCCGAAAGAATGTTCTTCATCTGCGTCACGCCGCCATCGGTGATCGGCAGCGCGGGGACGGAGGTCAGCAGATTCACGCCGCTGATCTGCATGTCCGAGGCGAGCATGTCCAGATTCAGCACCTCGTCGAAGAAATCGCCGGACGCCATAATGGCTGGCTGAATCCAGGAATAGGAGTCGTTCAGGTACGACAGCATGGCGTTGGCGTTCAGGCCGGGCGTGGAGCGGTCGATCGGACCGCAGATCGCATTCACCTGCGATTGCGTCAGAGGCTCCGGGGCGACGCCCGCGATGGCTTTGAACATGATGTCGAAGTAGCTGCCGGCGGCGCCCGTGTTCATCCCCATGGCCTTTCCCATGGGAGCGGCCGAAGCGTAGGCGTTGTTGGGGAACAGCCCGCTTTGGGTGGTCGCGTACATGGAGAAGGTGCGGCGGTACTTTTCGGCCTGAAGGGAGGCGAGCAGATTCGTGGTTGGCGTGTTCAGAACGCTAGCCTCGCCGGTGGTCAAGAAATAGAGACTTGCGGGAGAGGCCGCTTCGATGAATGCGGCGATGGCCTGGTGGTCGGAATCCGTGGCGGTTCCGGCGAACATGCAGGCGTACCAGTTGGGCTGCGCCAGGCGGCAGGCCTGGACGGCCTGAAGCGGCGTCTCTCTAATCGCGGTGATGTCCGCCTGAAGTCCGGTACCGCTTCCCGTGGTGGTGGTCTCGAGGCCCGTGCCCTCGGCGTAGCCCGTTCCTTGGGAGCCCTCGATGATCTTCACCCCGGTTACGGCGCCGCCGACGCCGACGGTCGTCACCTTAAGCTTCCCGCCCGAGGCTGCGGCTTGAACAACCGTCACCACGTCGCCCACGGCGTAGCCCGTTCCGGCGGCGCTTCCCACAGCCGCGGCAGCAATCGCGGTGAGGTCCTGGCGCCCGATCCAGAGATGCGTGGGCTGAGGAGTCTGCCCAAAGTACAGGCTCGCGGCCTTGTACTCGGGGTCCGTGCTGTCAAAGCCGTCCTGAAGTATCCCGTTGATAGAGGAATACAGCCGCAACCGCTCGCTGCTCGGGATTGCGTCCGTGGGGCCGACAATCAGGGCCTGATTGAAACTGGGTCCTGGCGCGGCGGCCGGCGAAATGACAACCGCGACATTCAAAATGCTCGAGAGGGGGAGCGAATTTACTAGCATGTTTAGTTTCCTTCCCGCGGATTCCTGATGTGGATCTCCGCAGACAGACCCGTTTCCTTGAGGAGGGTGACGTCCACCCCGGCCGCTGAGGGGACCGTGAGTGATTCATTCACCATCTCGTTGAACTTCAAATCAACGTCCGCGCGTTTCCACCACTGCCCCTGAAATAGCTCCGGGGCGTACACCGGCCTCGGCCAATCGGCGATGGCGTAGAGGTTGCTCGCGGTCAGTGCGTCATGTACCCAGTCGAGCGAGAATGCCGAAACAATCAAGCGGGCGCGGTCCTGGCAGTTCGGACCGTAGAGCGTCGCATGCAGGTTCCAGACCTGCGTGAAACTCATCCTCTGAGTGAGGCTCGCCGCGTCACGAGGACTGAATTGACCATCCCGCACCCGGCCGTAAGGGTCGTTCTCCACCGTCGCGCGCAGGATGCACACATCGTCCGTGATGGACCATGCCGGCTGGCCTTCCTGCTGCCAAGCGATCCTGACCGCGGTGAATGCCTTGTCGGGATCCGCCACCGGGTCGATGCCGAGTATCTGCGCCACGAGTGGCTGCATGATGACGGCGAAGCCATCAGGGATCAGCGCCGAAGAGGCGAGCGCTTGACCGTTGGGGAAGGTGGTTGTGGACATTGGTCCCGAGGAGCGCGGTCTTGAGGGGGGGGGCGGTCTTATTCGCCCGTCATCCGCACGAGAATCGCGGAGAAGAATCCCATGTGCTTCCAGGGCTGAATGCTCACGACGCGGTACAGATTTCCCAGCCAGCGGATCTTGTCGCTCGTGCCGGACTTGCCGGCGAGCGTCGGATAGATGTGCTGGGCGGTCACAAATTCGAGCGCTCCTATAACCCGATCCCCCTCGGGAACCTGCGCAAGTGCTTCGTCGTCCGCGATGCTGACGACTCCGAAAGCGAGTATTTCTGTGGGCTCGTTCTGCTTCCAGCCACCGGCAGCGAATGCGCCCGTGGTGCGGATGATCACGACCGGACTCCCCAGGTCGGGATCGTTCGTCACTTCGGAGAGGTCAAGGGGCATGGGTTACCGTGCGTAACTAACGATTGGTCTGGCTAAGCGCATCTTAAAAATAGTTACAGATACACGGGCTGCAAGCCGTTGTAATTGGGTACTGTTACATGTTAGACAAGGAGCATGAATGCAATCACTGTCGAACTTCCGCATCGCCTTCAATACCCAATTGATGAAGCCGCGGCGCTCCTCGGAATTAGTAAGCACACGCTGATCAGAGATATTCGGCGTGGGCAGGTCAAGACCACCCGATATGGAAAACGCGTGCTGATCCCGCGAGAAGAACTCATGCGTATTGCTGTCGAGGGCATGCCGCTTACCGATTCGCCCGAACCACAAACGTAACGGCGCGCCGCAGCGCCCCCGTGTCGATCAACGGCCTATCCGAGCCTTTGCGCGCAATGGTCGACGGCGCGTTAGGAGCCAACTCCCCTTCGGTGAAGTACCTCTTGACCGCGTTCGAGGCAACCATGCCCGCTCGTTCAAGTTCGCGTTCCGCTGCGTCCGGGCGTCCGTCCATCACGGCCTTCGCGGATTCCGCCAGGTGCGGCGTAATCAGATTGCGGCCCTTCTCAATCGCGGGCTCGAGCACCGGGCGCGGCGGGATGTTCCGCAGCGGAGAGCCGTGGCTTAAAACAAAGAGAAGGCTGGCGTTATTGATCGGATCGTTTTCTCTTAGGGTTGTTGCAGCAGGAATTCCGACCAAGACCTCACTGTTGCCGATACGCTTAATGTCCCGCATGACCTGGAACAGCCCTGGGCCTTGTTTTGTTACCTTTACGGGCATACGGGACCCTCTTGCGGTATAATAGAAAAGGCCCCGATCTGCTGAAACAGATTCGAGGCCAACACCTTGAGCGATAGAGGCGCTCGAAGATGCAATACCATCTTATCTGTTTCAAGTGCGGAGCTGGATTCGACTCGCTGCGAACTGACGCGAAGCGCTGCCCCGACTGCACGAAATGCCCGCAATGCGGAAATCACGTTCGCAAGTTTCGGGATACCTTCTGCGGCCGAAAGTGCTGGAGTGAATGGCGTAGAGAAAATCGGCCCAGTCCCATGCTCCAGTTTTTGATTGAATCGGTGCTCAAGCACAGGGATTCCGACGAATGCCTTGAATGGCCATTTGGAAAAAACCGACACGGTTACGGAAGAATAACCGGAGGCAGCAGGAAGGCTGGTCCAAAACTGGTAACCCGTGTCTGCTTTGAGCGGTTTGTTGGGCCGATTCCAGATGGCCTTTGCGTACTCCACAAATGCGACAACCCACCTTGTTATAGTCCGCGTCATCTTGGACTCGGCACGAAGGCGGAAAACACGGCAGACATGATAGAGAAGGACCGCCATGGTAAGACGGGATGGCTCAAGGGCCAGAAGCATCCAATGCGCAAACTCACCGCCGATGAAGTTCTCGAAATTCGCAGGCTTTACGATTCGACCAAGAAAAGGACCGGGGCAGGAGTATTGGCCGCAAGGTTCGGAGTAAGCAGGGACACGATTGCTCGTGCGGCTACCGGAAAGAATTGGTCGGACTTGGGAATTTGACATTACCACACCAGCATCGGCCCGGCTCCCGCGACCTTCGCAAAGCTCGCGAACTGCACACCGTACTGCGTCTGATTCCAGGCCGCCCAGGTATCGAGCCCCGTGACCGGCTGCGTCCCTTGACTCACGCCGCCCGCTGCGGCTGAGACGGTAATGCCTTGCTTTAGACCCGCCGTAGCGGCCTGCCCCGGCGTTGAATAGGAGTCCCCATCCGAACGCAGCCACAGGGTTGCGAAGTGCGCCACGAAGAGCCCCATGGCGATAGGCCAGGTGGCACGCCAGCGCGCCTGGACCAGCGACGCGGAAGCCAGGGCGATGTAGGCGTTTAGCACCGCCAGCGGAACAAGCGGCACAACGTAGACGGTTAAGGTACTCTGGCCGTCGGATGTAGCGCTCTGAGACAACGTGATCTGGGTATCCGAATCCACTGATACGACCGTGCAGCCGGTAGGCAGTCCCGGTCCGGCAACCAGTTGGCCCGGGACGAGGCCGGCGATGCTTCCGACCTCGGTTACTGCGGGCGAGCCCGCGGCGAGAGTTCCTTGCAAGGTAAGTGGAGGTGCCGTGGGTAATCCCCCGAACTTCGGGTAGAACGACAGAAAATCCGTCGCGCTCCACGGCGGGTTGGAACCGATGGCAATGTTCGAGCCACCGGCCAACCCGGCCGCGATTTCGTTGCCCGATCCCCAGAATCCGAGGGCGAGCAAGTTGTAATCAGGGTTCATGCTCTTGATCAGGGTTGATGCGTTGATGTGCTCTGTGCTACCGCGCCCTGCGGGTGGATGCCGGAGGAGCTTGGCCCGCGGCCTCAGGCGCGCCCGGTCCCGGCGTAGCGGGGGGCGCGGCTGGAGCAACGATCGGAGCAACGACGGGGGCCACTATCTGAATCTCCACGACGCTGCCGTCCTGAGACGCGAGCTTGAAGGTGGTCGAGTCGCGCACCCAATCGGGTACGGTCTGGGGCGACATACTGGGGCCGACGGTCTTTTGTTCGGCCCCATTCCAGAAGGTATACGTCTTTTTGGCGAGGATCTGCATTTTTCTCCCTGAACCGCGGCCTAAATGCCATCCCCGTAGCACATCGTCGTGGTGCGTTTGAAGATCACCTGCGACATGCAGCCGCCGAACGCGGTCTTCCAGGCGCCCGCGCCTTCCAGCACCGGAACGGTCATGGTCTGGACCTTGGGCTGCGGCACGTCGAGGTACAGGCAGTCCTCGTCGTTTCGGTAGACGACCGAGCGCGTGGTTGCCGGGGTGCCCGCTCCCTGGCTCGCCAACCAGTCGTTCGGCAGGGGTTTGATCTCGAACTTCCGGCCCTGCATCGCCGCCAGGCAGTTGCGCTCGATGTAAGTCTTGATCGAGTCGAAACTCCCGATGCCCGCGAGGGTGAACGGGTTGGAGAGAAGCGCGTACTGCGTCAGCGGGACAAGCATCGAATCCGGCATGGCGCGCTGCATGTCGACGCCGGAGTTGGTGAGGATGGTGGTGATCAGGAGATTGACGTCGTTCAGTTTCTCCTGCGGCGTCTTCGCGGCCCAGGTGGTGCCGCCGGCCGCCGCCGTGGTGAGTGCCGTCGACGGCGCGTTCGGGTTGTTGATCAGGCCCGCATCGCCGTTGAAGCCCCAGTACGTGACGTAATCCAGCGCTTTGTTCCAGTTGCTGTCGACCGCCTGGTCGTAGAGCTTCTGGAGGCTGTACGGAGCCGGAAGACCGGACCGCTGAGCCTGTTCGAACCGCTTCAGGTCGATGTACGAGATCGTCATCGACTGCGCCCAGATGTAGGTGTTCCAGAGTGCCTTCTGGACATCCGCCTGGGTCTCCGGAGTCTCGGTGTTGCGGTTTGCCTGCAGGCCGAAGTATTTCGCCCCGGTGGTGGCGTAATTGCTCGCGAAGGTCGAGATGAACTCCGGCCAGCCGCCGCCGATGTTCACTTTGATGTCGCGAGGATGGGTGACTGCCTGCAACGGCTCGACGAGGTTGGTGTCCAACTTTTCGAGCATCGACTGCAGGAATGCGAAACCGGACGCGCCGGCGGCATCGAAGCCCCGCCCGCGCGCTTGGTCGAAACCGCGGCCGCGGCCATACGAAAGGTAGGGCGGAGGTGCGGGTGCTGCTTTTCTCGGATCGTAACTCATGGCTCTCTTGTTCTCCCTTCGAATGGCGCCCTAGGCGTGGTTGCGGCGCAAGATTGTGATTTCGGCGATGCCATTGGCATCCAGACAGCCGGTCCGGAATTCCGTGTTCGGCAGAATCACGGTGTTGGAGAAGACGAGCGCGGTGGCCGAAAGAGCGGCCGTTACCGCGACCGAAAATGTGACCGTCGTGCCGGACACTGCGGAGACGTAGGTGCCCGCGGCAACTCCGGCGCCGGTAACAAGCTGCCCGACAGCGATGCCGGTTCCGTCGGCCACTGTGACCGAGGTTCCAGAGGCGGCCGTTCCGGTCGTGCTGACGGCATCTGCCTCAGCTTCAAGATCGCCGACGGCCGTGCCCGCGAGGCTCACATTCGCGACGATGCGGGCGTACACCGCGCCCCCAGCAGCCGGCGTGCCGCGCGTGATCGCGACCACAATCGAACCGAGTTCGAGCGCGTCCATGATCTGGCCCGGGTTGTAATAGCCCGTCTGCTGCGTACCGGGCGCCACACCGGCCGGGTAGGTGAGCTGCGTCTTGACTTCCCGGACAGCGATTCCGGCGAACTTCGACGCGACGTTCGGAGTGTTCGCGGCGGTTGCGGCGAAGTCCTTGATGCTCTGGAACGTTCCGCCGATCGCATCGGCGATCAGGACGACGGGATCGCCGAAGGACGCTTTGTTGGTGGTGGTGCTGAGGAGCTGCCGGGAAACGATGACCGGCACGCCAGCACGGGAAACGGTCCCCGGAAAGCCGATGTTCTGGCCGAGGACCGGGATGACTTGACCGAAGCTGGTGAACGACATAGTTACTTTTCCTCCTTGCTGATCGGCTTGCCGGTGCGGATCGCATCGTATGCCGTCTGAAGTTTCTGATTGTGTTCGGGCTGGTGCTGGCTGCTTTCATCGGCGGCCCGTTGCCGGGTGGCGCCCGAGAAACCCGCGTAGCTCCCGGACGAAGCCCGCGAGGACCGCGTGAAGCGCCCGAGCTGCGCGTTGAATGCGCGGCGCAGGCCGGCATCGTTGGACCGTGCGACCACGGGCCGGAGCGCCTGGAGCACGTCGCGCGCGGTGGGCTCATGATCGGCGGCGGCGTGTTCGTCGGTCACCGGCTCGATCAGGCGATCGTGGGCGCGGCGTTTCTTCTTTCCTTCGCCGGCCTTGGCCGCGGAATAGTGGTCACTATCGCGGTAGGGGTGGAACTTTCCACCGTAGAACGATCCAGCGAGTGCTACGTCGTCCGGGTCGCTGTCCCGCGCGGGAACCTCTTCACCCTCGGCGCCCTCGGCTCCCGGCTCGCCCGCGCGCTCCGGATATTCCCCTTCCCCTTCTTCGAGGAATTCGCCGAGCAGCTCGCGGAGCTCGTCCATGTCCGCGTCCTCAGTGTGCTCGTCTTCGTCCCCTTTCTCGGACTCGTCGAGCATGCGGTCCAGCATGGCGTGGAAGCGGGCGCGCTTGTCGCCGACGCGCTTGTCATCGGTTTTGCAATCGTCCGCCTTTTTTTCGTCCGCGCGGCGATCATCGGCGCGTTTTTCGTCGGCGCGGCGGTCGTCGGCCTTCTTTTCCGGCGGCGGAACCTCGGCCTTCTTCTCTTCTCTGATGGCCTCGGCTGCTTCCGCCAGTTTTTCGGGATCGGCATCGGCCGCGAAGGCTTTGAGGCCGAGCCCGAGCAGGTGTTTCAACATATTCGGCACTTTCGGTTTCTCCTTTTGGTTGCCGGTGGAGCCGCCGCCGGCTGTGTTCCGCTCCGATGCCTCTGGCGCGGAGTCTTTGATGCGGGCCTCGGCTCCTGCTCGGCCACGCGGCACGACCGCGACATGATTGCCGCGGATCTCGGTCTGAACAATGCGGTCGCCATCTCTGGCGAGGGTGTAATCGTAACCGCACGAAAGTTCCCGCACTTGATCGGCCTTCACCTTGCCGAGCAGCGGCTCGCGCTTGATGAAGATGTCGCCCAACAGCGGCCACTCGCCGGATTCGAGCGGCGCCTTGCCCTTGCGCACGTTCTGGACGTGACCGAGTTCGTACTGGGTGATCGTGTCCGGATTCACGAACTGTTCGGCGGGCGGATGATTGTCGGTGACGCTCTTACCTTCGAAGCTTGCAATCGTCGCCGGTGAGAAGACTTCTTCCGGGCTGCGATATACGTCGATCGACGCGGAAGGATCGCTGGTGTCGATATCGAGTTCCTTCAGCGCGTCGGCGGGAAGTTCCCCGATGGTGTACGTTTGCCAGCCTGTTCGCGCGATGACGGCGTCCTGGCAGATCAGAAATCCTTCCGGAGTTTTACCGATGTTGTCGCTGATCTTAGAGGCGTAGTAGCTGAAGGCCATGTGGGTTGCCTGGTGTTACCCGATCCGGATGCTGTCGTAAGCCCGCTGCAACCGCTCGTTCCGCTCATCCTTGCTGCCAATACTTGCGGGGTCGGTCGTGAGGGCGCCGGTAACGGACGGTGTTGCGCGCTTTATGCTCTGCTCGACAGCGCCGAGAACGCCATCACCGCTCCTGTTCTCCGAAATGCCGAAGAGCGCCTTGTCGAGCTTCGTGCCCAGCGAGTCGCGCGCCGGCTCTCCGTCCAGCAGCCGGTCCAGCGCCGCATGCAGCCGAGCGCGACGATCATTCGTGTTGGGTCGCATCATTACGCTGCCGCATCTCCGCGAGCCAGGTTCAGCACGGCGTTCGATCCGAGGCCGATGACCGCGATGTGCGTGTTCGCCCCCACCGCCAGCGCGAGAGGTTGGCTTGGCAGCACGACCACTCCGGTAGCGGACGTAACGACCAGCGGGGTCTCTTCGCTGTCGGCTCCGAGCAACACAGCCGCCGGCGAAGGCCCGATATTGGTTATCAGCAGCGTGACCCCCGTTGTGCCAGGGAGCGCGTGCGCAGCGGAGGTTCCTCCGGCCGAGATGCAGCCGTAGGTCGAGGGTGTGAAGTTTACGAGTGCCATATTCGTTCTCCGGTGTTCGTTCTCCGGTGTTGGTTTTCTGATCAGTAGAGGCCAGACGGGTTTACGCCACCCGCGGGCCGGAGCATGCGCGCGCACAGCAGGCCGTAGGCGTCGACGTCGACCAGACCGCGGCCCGTTCCGTCCTGCGGGTGCGGGTCGTGGATTATTTCGCCGTTCCGCCCAACGACGGCATGCCGGCGGCCGCGCGGGCTGGTGCCTTCGATCACGTGGAAGACCTCGCCGTGAGCGAAAGCGGTCTCGATCACCGGATCGTCCGGAGGAACCTGGACGTAGTACAGTCCGAAGCCCGCGAGGAAGCTCTGGACGTTGCCGAGCCACACGTCATCGCCGCCGAAGTCGGGCACCACGTGCATCGGGACTTCGAGGATCGAGGCCAGCGCCGCGGCCATACAGTTGCCGTTCGCTCCGGTTCGGGTTTGGGTGACGGGGATCATGCTTCGTCCAGTGGGTCGAAGCCGAGTAGCGCCGCTACGTCTTCGGGTGTCTCCGCAAGCTCCGCATCGTCGTCCGGCGCGCCGTCATCGAAAACCTCGTCACGCCAGTCGAGAGAACCCGCCTCGGGCGATCCGAAAAAGACATCAGGCAGCAGCAAGGGCGGACCTCCATGGGGCGAAGACGACCGGGTTGATGTAACTCTGGAGCGCCACAGTGGGCGTATTGCCGAGCCGGGAAGATACGGCTTTGGCTATCTCCATCACCCGCTTCCTATAGTCCTTCTCGTTTTTGGGTGGATCCACCTTCTCCACGTGCTTCATGGCTGATCGGGTAGCGAGCAGCGTCCGGAAATCCTTCGTTTTAAAGCCTCCGCCATTGAGCGTGTGGGTGTATTCGAGCAGCGAATTGCCTGAGGTCGCAGGGAATAATCTTCCGCCAGCCCCGGCCCTTGATGCACGGTCGAGCAGGCCGCGCGCGATGTCCGAATTGCTCACCGCGAGATTGATCGACACGCCCTTTTTCCCCGTGAAGCGCAGGTATACTTGGCCGTCCTCTATGACTATGTGCCTCCCCTCAAGCGTCGTGGCGCCGTAGGCTTTCACTTTCGCCTTGGTGTCGGAATCGCTTCCAGGCCGGATGCCCATCGCCATCACTAGGCGCGCGCATTCCGCATGTTCCTGCTGCTTCGGGTCGTCCGACTTCAGCCGGTCGGTATTCTGGTTCCAGACCTTTCCAAATTTCGCGTCGAGTTCCTTGATGCGGGCGAACTTCGCTTCGGCCTGGCTGTTCTGAAACCGCTGCGAGTAGACGTACTGCGAGCGGCCCTTCGCATCTTTCCCGACAGCGAGCAAATCGGCGTTGGGGTCCAGGTTGAGCTTTACGTCGGTCCATGCCGGTGGAAGTTTCAGCTTCTGAATGTGCTCGGGCCACTCCTTACGATTCTCGGATGCTGGCTCAAGGGCGCGCGACGTGGAGGCGGCGTTGCTTCTGGCGCTTGTTCCACCGCTCCCCTTCGTGAACTGCCCGCCATTCTCTCCGGATTTCTCGCGCGGATGTTCGGACTCTTCCCATGCATCAGCCGCTCGCGCCCCGCCTTGCCTCTCTGGCGGCATCTCCTCGCCCAGCCCGCCAAACCCCGCAGCCTCCGCCTCCTCCGCGGCCGCGATGTCCTCGTCGGTGATGTTGGTCCCAAATCCCGTGATGTCGCTCGCCTGCTTGAGTTCCTTCAACCCCTGGGGCTTGCTCAGCATGCCGGCGTTCACTAGAGCAACCACGTTTGCGGTCGTGTCCGTCGCGAGCTTCAATTTCTCTTCTTCGGTCAACACGCGTACGCTCGGGAAGGCCATTTCTAGGTCGTCCGGAACCTCGCCGAGTTCCGACATGCAAATGACCGGATAGAGCTTTTCGAGCTGCGGCCGCAGCGATTCTTCCTGATCGAGCGCGATCCGTTCTTCATAGAGACGCTCGTCGGCATCGTTGGACTGCCCGAGTCCGGTGATGGTGCGCCCGAACAGGCGCGAGGCTGGGAGATTTGCGGCGCCGGCGATGTCGAGTTGAAACTGTTGGTAGACGTCGGACACGCCCGAGAAGGTGTAGTTGATGGATTCAAGGCCGCCCTCTTCGGGGAGCACCAGCATGCTCTGGTTGCTCATCAGATGGTTCATCGCTTCCATGCGCGAATAGAACCCCTGCAACGCCTGGGTGTTCATCCCGGCGCCGGAGAGCATCTGCGCGAGGTCCTTCGACCTCATCCCAATCAGGGAGGCGCGGAATGTGAGCGAAAGAATGTTCCAGCTCATGTTATCGCGCTTACGAATTTCCTCGTACGCCGGTTCGAGCGCCGAGATGCCCCACCAGGATTGCGCCTGATACTCGGGCGTCGGAACCGAGGGACCGGTGAAGCGGAGGATGCGGCTGGCATGCACGCGGAACGTCTCCGCGCCCGGCTGGGTCACCTGGTAATACTTCGGCAGGTTGAAATCGTTCGGGCGGGAGATGTCCGTCTCCACGTCTCCGAGCGGGCTGATGCCAGTCCAACGGTCGAACGGGATCACTCCGCGATAGGAGCCCGGCTCGATGTTGTCGAGCTTGAGCGGTTCGGATAGCTCGTTCTCCTGCCCGTCGATCACGATCAGCGCGCCGGCGCCGCCGAACAGCCGCGCCCACTTGAGCGACGTCAGAATCTGTGATTTCGTCCGGGTGTGCCGCAGCGCGCGATCGACCCGCGTCAGATCCTCTGGCGCGAGATCGGTGTTGATCTTCGGCCAGGCGCGCACCATGTCCTGCGCCGGCGTGTCGACGATGCGCCGCGAGATCCAGTGATTCCGGTAAAGGGTGATGAGCAGCCAGTAGTCGAAGCTGATGCGGACCATCGTATAGTCCGCGGACTCGGCGAGGTTCGGCGTGCCCCAGCCCATCCGCGCCGCGGCGTTTGTAAAGGCATCTGTCGCGGTGGTGCGGCCGCGCGGCATTAGGCCGTATTCCAGGGCGCGGGTATCGCGCGCGCGGAACCGGCGGCCGATGGCGCAATTGGTGATAGTGGGGGCGGTGGCCATGCTTTATGCGGGAATGGTTTTATGCGGGTCCGCGCTATGCGGCGATCTGAATCCCAATCACGCGGGTGAACTCGGCGCGTGTCATGCGGCGGATCCGGCCAGTTAGGCCGCCATCCTATACCCGATAGCGATAGTCATAAACTGACCTCTCGTCAGCCGGCGGATCGATCCATTCATGTACGCGCGGGCCGGGAAGTGCGCCTCGTCCAGAGAAACCAGGGGAAGCATGACGCATCTGCAATTCGGGAATTGTCCCCCGAGCCCGTGTCCCAGAGTGCTGTGCTCTCCGATCAAAGCTTCAGGTTGCGGCGGATCAGAGAACCTCATCAACACGCGATCCAAATTCCGGTGTGATTTACGGACCCGAGAGTCCTCGCTGGTCTGCCACACCGCCCAGTCAATCCCGATCCGCTCCGACCGCGCGCGGGTCAGGTCCGTTTCGGCTCTCGATATCTCGGTACGGGCGATCAGGCGAATGCGGCTGCCGGCCAGCTCCGGCGTCAGCCGGCGAATCTCTCGCTCGATCTCAACAGCCCGCGCGCCTTTCTGCTCGAGCTCCGCGGCGCGCGCGGTGACCCGCTCGGAGATCTCCGCCGGCAGGCTGGTGATGAGTTCGGCGTTGCGGGCTGCCATCCGGCTCAGCTCCGGCCCGAGCCCGTTGCGCTCGATCTCGGCTCGCAGGGCCGCGTAGATCTGACGCGCCCGGGTGGATTTGATCGCGGCGGCCCGCCAGGAGGTTGCGTTGACTCGCGCCACTTCGCGCACCATGTTCTGGGCCAGTTTCCAGGCGGCCTCCTGAAATTCGGTGCTGCTCATCACGAGCTGCGGAAGATGTCCCGGATCCGCCATGGCACCCGGGCGGTTGAGTAGGGCCCAGATTCCCTGCTCATACATCCGGACCAGGCGGGCCCAGGCTGGGTTGGTCATGATTGCCCACCTACGTAGACCCCGATTTCTTCGGCTATTTCCCGCAATTCCTTCACTGCTTCTATCGCCAGCTTCCAGCGCTTCAGGTCGCACAGTGATACACGCCGCTGTGTGCCAATGGAGGGCAATTTTTCGATTCTCGCTGCAATGCGTAAACTGCACGCTCTGGTGAACGCATCAGATAGATCGCTCAGTCTCGCGACTTGAGCGATATCGGCTAGGTTCCTTAGAACCTGTCGGCTTGGTTCCTTTCCGTTTTCATACCGCGAAATGCTCGTTACCGTCACGCCGAGCCTGTCCGCTAATTCGCGCTGCGTTATGCTCATCTTCTCGCGCAGGGTCACGATTTGGCTTCGCAAGAACGCTGCGCGCTCAAGGCGAGCCAGTCGGCTTTCGAGCCCAGCGATTCTCATGCCGCCAGCCTCCAGTCCCCGATGCGCGTCTTGACGTAGTACCGGCAGGCGTCCGGCCAATGATCATACTTCTTGACCGGCTGCTCGTTGCCCGTTTCGGATTTCTTCTCGTTCCAGGAGTACGTCTGCATCTCCCGCACGCCGTTCGGGCATCCCTGCCGATTGATCCGCAGTTTCTTCCGGCCGAGCATCGTGCTCACGCGCCGAATCCCGTCAACCACTTCGTTATCGGCGTCGATGACGTACAAACCACGATTGAGCAACTCCGCCCGAAAACTGGCAGCGCTCGGATCGATGATGATTCCGGGCCAGGTGCGCGGGTCGCCGCCGCCGATGAACCTGATCAGGTCGTCCGCATACTCGCTATCGGTCTTTTGCCGGCCTTCCGCGCGCGAGTCGTAATAGTGTTCGCGGTCCGCCCATACGGTGTCGCCATCGTCGTAGATGTCGATAGCTGCCAGCGCGTTAGTTGTGCCGTAGTCCAGAGGTATCCAGCGCTCGACGTGTCCCCCGCGGCTCAGCAGACCCACCGGCCGGGTCGCATCGTCGTAGTAGGTGTCTTCGGTCAGCACGTCGCGGTAGATGGCGCCCTCGGCCATGACCCACAGGCCCAACACGAAACGCTGGTACCAGACCCCGGTGTAGGACCGCCGGATAAATTCCTTATAGTCGTCCGTCAGGTTCGGGTTGTCTTCGAGTCCGAGGTGAATGACTTCGAGATAGTCTTTCAGGTCCGGGTTCTCGATGATGTCGCTCTTAACGTAGTGGTAAGGACTGTCCGGGTTCGTGGTCGCATACCAGCGCGCACCTTCCGGGCTCAAGCGGCTCAGGAGCATGAATACGAACGACTTCGGCATCAGCGTCAGCTCGTCCGACACCGCTACGCCAACCGTGGAACCGCGTAGAAATTTCTCGGAACCTTCGTCTTTGCCGCCGATGACGCGCCACCAGGTCTCGAAGAGCCTCAACTCCCCAGACTGCTGGTTGTAGTCGTAGTTCTTCTCGCCTACGATTTCAAACAAGTCGTCGAGGACGTTCGCTTTGATCGTGCCTTTCGAAGCCCCAGTGACCAGTCTCTGTCCCTGCACCTCGTATTTGCACAGAACGAGGATTTTCATGATCATGGCCCAAGTCTTCGAGCTGCGGACCGCGCCCTCCAGGATCGTGATGCGCCTATCCTCAGCGGGCCGCCGGAATGCAAAGCGGTGCGCCTTCTCCCCAAACGGCTTAAGCTTTCTTGCCCTTGGTGCCAGATTGCGCTTTGCTATTTGGGATTGCTGGGCCATTTCGGATCAGATCCAATACTTCATCCAGCCGGTCGTCACCGTCTTCGGTCGCTGGCTTGTCCCGCCACCGTTGCGGCTGTCGATTCTTCATCCAGAAAATGCAAGAAGTGGGGTCTGGAGGGTACCGCTCAATATACTCGTGTTCGAAGCTCCGACCATCGCTCTGAAAGATCTTGACCGCTTTATGTGAATAGCCAAGCGCGCGACGGAAGAGCGAATTCGCGACCCGCGCATCCGCATCGTCCCGCCCCCTCTTTAAGGCACCCGAAAATTCCGGAATCTCTTTGATCCATTTGTCGACGGTGCTGACCGCTACGCCGAAGAAGTCCGCGAGCTTCTCATTCGTCGCACCGAGTAGGCAGAGCTTGTACGCCTGCCTGGGAAACTCTGGCTGATACTTCGACGGTCTGCCTCGCTTGGCCGCCACACTACCGCCGCTCCCGAATGCACGGCCGGGCCGTGATGGCATCCGTCAGCCCGCGCGCCGTGGTGGCATTCGCCTCAACGACGGTGACTACACGCTCCACCAGCGCCTCGTAACGGGCGTCAGAAGCCTTCTGTTGCCGCTCCCGGCTATGCTGATCCCGGATCCAGAGCCACACGATCAGACCAACGATGGGCAGTTCGATGAGCTTCCAGGCGGCCGGCTCGAGCGAGATCGACTGCAGCAGCAGTAGGGCGGTGGACATTCGGATCATGAGGTGTGGGCTCCTGGTCTGGCCTGGTCCGGCTTCAACCGGAAAATCTCGTCGAACGCGAACACGGGCAAGTCGAAGTTCCCGTAGCGGCCGTACAGTCGGCGCGGGAGGTGGTGGGTGGTCACGAGGTCGATCTCCCTTGGAGGAGCGAGCTGCAGCTTCACTGCCCAGCGGGCGCCGGCTTGGGATACACGCTTCACGTCAGTTGCGGGCGTGGCGACCGCGACCACGGTCGAGCATCAGCTTCTCAGGCATGACAACCGGGATGCCTGAGAGTTCCTTGAGCGTCATGGGCCGGTCGATGCGGTCGTAGCCGGCGCATTGTTGGCGGAGTTTGAGCACCGCCTCGTCGATCACACGTTCCTCGGTATTCGCCAGAAACAGCAAACGGCCCTGTTCGTCGAAGCGAGCACGGCCACGCTTCACCTGGCGCTTGGCGTGATAGAGGGAGGTGCTGCTGTTCCCGTCCGGGTACGGGTTTACAATCCGCACACGGATTTTCTTATCGGAGAGGGGGGTTGGTTGGGTGCTCATCAGTGGGGCTGGTGAATCCGGGCGTGGTTCGGGTGTCGGCCCAATTTCTGAAGGAGACCGGCGTTGATCTCGACTCCAGGATATTGGGGTCTGAAGGTAGACGCAAGAACAATTTTGAGGCGGGATGCTTTTTGCTGAGTCTGCTGAGTCCGCAGAGTCCAGTTACAGCCGTTCTCTCTAAAAACAAATGATGTTGCGTGTGCAACATCTAATTTTTCTACACGTAACGGGGGAAAATAGACTCAGCAGACTCGGCAGACTCAGCAGTAGGCCCAAAAACACGAAAACGGGCACACTTACCATGCGCCCGTCGAAGAATGGAGTAAGTTGGTCCTAATTCATTGATAGTATTAGGTCATCTTGATCCTCTGAGAGTCCGGGGATAATCACTTTCCAGTATACCGCTCTTGTGCGGCTAATTGAACCCCGAACCAAGTGCGCGCCGGTCTCTCCGAATCGCATCTCGCGCCGCTTTGAAAAGGCGTTCCCAAGCGACCGCTGGAACCCGCCAGACTTCTTTTCGAGCGCCATACTGAGTGTGTCGGGAAGTGAGTGCCGGAGCCGGTCCGACTTTGCGGCCTGCTCCGCGAGTTCAGAGACGGTGAATGCCGAGCCCTTCGGATATTGGTCCGCCAGCGCGAGCAAAAACCCTTCCCACTGCAAGGCGGTCTCGTCCGCCTGCACCATAAACTCATCCAGATTCCCAAGGAACCCTTCCACGCCGGCATACGCGAGGATCGAGCCCACGGTGCGGTGCCAGGCCTCGAACGAGCCCAGGGGATCTGCGATCTTCACCGGCTGGCCCGCGGCGAACCAGTAGCGCGCGATGACCAGTAGCGCGTGAAGCAGCCGGGCGCGATTTTCCGAGACCCAGGCGAGTAGGTCGGAGTGCCTGAAAGTCCGCCCCCGGAACGGATTGGACATCTTCGCGTCGAGCCGGATCTGGTAGCAGCGCCGCGGCATGTCTCCACTGGGGCGGATGTTGTTACCGGTCACCACCCAGGTGGCATTGTTCGGCACGACCATATTCTCGCTGACGCCCAGCACGCGGCTCTCGTAGTCCTTCGCGGTGATCGCCAGCGCGAGGCAGGGGGATTGTAGGATCCCCTCCAGGTTGTCGAAGCAGATCAGCGGCCGTCCGGCGATCAGGCTGGAGAAGACCTGCTTTTGCATCTCCTCCTCTTTTTCGGGGTATGGCATCATGGCGCCCGGGCGGCCGGTGGTGATCGTCGAGAACACGTCGACCAGTAAGGACTTGCCCGTGCCGGCGCGCGGCGCGTCGATCAATGCCAGCGGTGTGCAGCAGCCCTGGAGAGCCGGCCGGACGATCGGTGTCAGCAGCAGACCGAAGGTGTTCGCACGGCTGGCCTGGTCCGCATACGGGAATTCTCCAATAGTGTCATCGAGGAGCGCGACCGCCCCGTCGACGTCGTCGACCGTGGGACTCTCGGGCACCGGTAGAGTCTCAAGCCCAGCCGCCGGCGCGTAGATCATGTGACTCTGTGGGTCGTAGCCCGGCGTGTCGAGGATCGTCCCGTCCGGCCTGAGCGTTGGAATCTCTACCAGTGATGTCAGCGGCGGAAAGCCCCAGTCTTCAGATCGCGACATGACATCCCGGACCACCTCAATCGGTGGTGGGATGTGTATCTCTCCGCCCTGCAGGGTGACCTTAAAATAATCCACCGCGCGGGCCATGCACCCGCGAAAATAGGCTTCGTCAACCCGCTCGATTGAGGGCCGTTCGCGCTCGTCGCGTACCACGTGGACCATGTCGCCGGACCGCATAAAGAGTTCGGGCGGTTCATTCGCCACACGCAACGCCGCCAAGGTATCTTCCGAGACGTCGGGCACCCGCCGATCCGTGACGGTGATTCCAGGCACCATCCCGCGTCCGGCCTTCTTCTGTTTCTTCTGGTGCTCCTTGATGTGCCGCTCGAACTCGCGTGGGCTGAAATCGCGCTTGAACTTCTGATGCAGCTTCGTCTTAATGACGGTCAGCGTGAGCCCGTCGAGCGCCGCCAGTCTCGGTATCATCTGCCAGATTTTGAACAGATCATTCCCCGCAATCGCCGCATCGACGTCGAATTCCAGTTCCTCTTTGGACGAGGGCGGTGCCTCACCTTGTATGGCGCGCATCGCGGTGCGGAGGTATTTTTCCGAGTTGGAATCCGAGTTCATGAGGGAAGATTATCCTTTGAGGAAGCGGAAAGAAGAGCAACGCTAAGCGCGGCGAATTTCTCGTCAATTTCCCGCTGAACCGAGAGCGCGGCCACGAGCGCGGGGGTTCTCAATTCCAGATAGATCGCGGCGATGCGGTCGGGATCCACGTCGCGCAGTTGTTCCATGGTTGTCAGCGTGATGCGGATCACCTCACTCAATAGCACCACGGCCAGCCAAGCGTCTTCCACGCGCGGGCTATCGTCGTCGAGATGACGCAGCATCCATCGACGCGTCTGGCGTTCAGCAGCTTGGGCCTCCGAGAGCCGCCGCCGCAGGCTCCGGTAGACTCCAATTCGGAACTGCTCCAGCTCTGGGGCGATCACGCGCGCGTACTCCCGGCGCCGGACGTAGTCCTGCTTCTGCTCCGGAGTCCACGGCTCATCGGTGAGCGGCATGCCGGCGAGCTCGGCGACGCGTTGGGCCGTCTCGCGGAATCCGGGCAGTCCTTCCATCTGCTGCACAAACCGAAAGACGTCGCCCTCGGCGTCGCATCCCCAGCACTTATAGAATTGCTTCCCCGGGTGAATGTAAAAACTGGGGGTCTTCTCTTTATGGAAGGGGCACAGCGCGCCGAACTGAGCGCCCATCTTGCGCAGATGGAGCCCGTAGCTTCGCGCGATCGAGACGAGGTCCGCCCGGGCCCGGATCTGTTCAGTGTCGATCATGCGGCTCCCCGAAACATAATAATCCCTTTGCGTTTAAATACCGCGAGATTCATCTGCCGGCGACCTCGCAAAACAACCCCAACTGCTCCGGGGGGGCGGCGCGTCGGACGCAGCCGGCGTCCGGACTTCCGTAGCCGGCGCTCCTCGCGGACCCGGTCGAGCTCGACGCGGATGAAGTTGAGCCGCTCGGCTTTGGTCCGGAATGTCCGCGGACTGATGAGCTCTGGCTGATTTGCGACCGACTGGGTCTGTCTCATGAGTTTGTCGCCTGGATCCGGCGCGCCAGCTCCGTGCGGGCAGCGGTGATCTCCGCGATCGCGCGCTCGACATCGTGGGCGACGCAGTAGATCCCACCCATGCTCCGGATCATGTCGCCGAAGACCTGCTGCGCGGGCCGTATCCGGTCGCTCCCCGCCTTCACCTCGACCTCCAAGCGGACCCCGACGCCGTTGATGTCGAGCACGCCCGTGATGTCGGCCTCGCCGGGGAGCTGCGTCGAGCGCACGAAGCGCCCCGGGCCGCCGTGGCCATCGGGGATCTTTGCCGCGAGGACGTTGCGCCTCCAGGCGCGGGCAGGGGCCAGGCGGACCGGGATCTCCAGGAGCAGGAGCTTCGTGAGATCGTTGGCGCTGAGGGTCATACCGTAGCCTCTCTCATGTTGTTGAAAACACACGAAATATATCTATTGACAAAAACCAGCGCAGCTTTTATACTGATTCTAGATTGAGCACAGCTTGATCGAGATTGAGCCGGCATCGCCGGCAGAAAAGAGGCGTCATGAACGCTACGTTGAAAACCCAGATCCGGAAGGCCGCTTGCGCATCCGGCACCCCCTACCCGATAGTTGCCATCCCCGAGACCAATGCCGCGCCGAAGCTCACCGGCGAGTCCTGGCACTACGAGACCCGCGGCGGCACGCGGATCAGCCACCCCAGCGCCTACAGCAAGAGCGGCTGGAGCAACATGGTGTATTGCCACTCGACGATACGGATCGAGGTCGGCGCCAACTGGCAGCCAGCCGCCGCGTAGCATCTGAGCCGGGCTCGCCCCGGCCCACCTGACCGCCCGACGCATGGATCGGCGGACGGCCAGATGGAGGAGTGAGACATGGAAAACAACAAAGCGGTTGAAAAGTTCGCGGAAGGGCAGCGGGTACTCTACACGGAACAGAACTTTCACGCGGTCGTTAGGGATGTCCACGCCCGAATCCTGACGGGCATGTACGACATCCGCCTCGATAGGGGTTGTTCCTGCGTGGATGGCAGCGAACTCCGCGCTTTTGTTGGATCTGACGCTGAGTGGTTTTCCCGCTGAACGCGAGGCTAGACGGAGGATGAAATGATCTACATCAACACGAACGCCGAAATCATTGCGGACCAGGTGGATGCTCACTTGCTGCCGGAACCGGCCGCACGCGCGGCCGTGGCTGAGATGTATCTGGAAGGATATACCGAGGCCATCGGGCCGGTGGCTTGCGAGACCGTGGGGAGCTTCCGAGAATGGCGCGGAGGCTCGATGAGTCTGCGGCAACGCCTGGGCGACCTGACGGCGTGGGACGATGTCACCGAGCGTGAGGCTGCCACGAAGATCTGCGCCGCGCTGGAGACGCTCATTGCGCGGTTGACGCAGGCGGAGATCAGATCGAGAGCGGAGGCGAACAAATACATCGTGGATGGATGGATCACCATCAAGATGTCTGCGGAGCAGGCTGCCCGTTGGAATGCCGGGGAGATGAGCGACGACGAGGTATCCGCGCTGCCTGCGTATACCACAGAGAGCAGCGGGCCGCAAAAAACCGTGGCGGACTTGCTCGCCATTGGGGAGGTCTCCGAGGACGACCTGAGAAACCCAGCGGAGGCCCGCTAAATGGCGCGCATCAGCAAAATCGACCAGCCCGCAGTACTGGAGATGCACGCAAAGGGGATGATTCCCAAGGAGATTGCCGAACGCATAGGGGTCTCTCGTTCCCGCATCTGGCAGATATGTCATGCGGCGAGACCTGCTCCGGCGGCGGTCCAGACTCACGCGTACCGCATGAGCGTTGTTCCGACAACTTCCGTGCCGCAAGAAAGGGCTAGGAGGCAGGGAAAGTACGCCGATATCATCGCTGCCGTACAGCAGCTCAGTAACAGCGAGGCGCTGCGCATCGAGTACCCAGGGCAGAATCGGCGCAGAGAATGGCAGTCGAGTGTACGCCACGCGCTGGCGGAGATGGGTATCCGAGTGGCGTGCAGATCCGACGCAAACTATCTGTACCTCGTCCGCCGGGAGCCCCGCTGATGCCCCGCACCGCCATCGCAGAGTGAGCCGGGAGCGCTCCCGGCCTAATGCGGGTCCGGCATCGCCGGAGCGGTCACAACCCCGCAGTACAAGCCGGCCATGAGCCGGCAGGAGACGAAAATGCAAGCCACGATCACATACCTGCTCACCGAGCAGGCACAACGCGAGCAGATGGCGGCCACGGGCCAGCCGGTAGCGCGCAAACAGGTCATTACCATCGAGGTGGCGCCCGAAGATCTGGAGTTGTTCCCGGTCGCGGGCGACGGCTCTATCACCGTAGACCTGACGAGTGTTATGGCGGGATCTAATGGCATCGGCCGCGCCTTTCGCGCCAGCGGGACAGTCGAAACCTGGAATGGCGGGAGCGGAATTTATTTTTCTGGCGTTCCGGACCTGGCGCAGGTCCGCGTCGGCCGCGCAAAACTGGCGGAGGCGGCGGAAGAAGAGGCCCGCGTACTCGCCGAAAACGGTGAGCACAACCGCCAGCTCACCGAGGCCGCCTATCGGAAATTCATGGCGGACCCGTCCGCTCGCTCCGGCGAATTGTACGACCGAATCCGCGCGCTCGTCCGTCAGCTCGGAGAGGGTGATATCCAGGGTCCGGCGAATTGGTGGCCGGAGAAACATGACGCGCTCAGGGTGGAGATCGAGCGCCGAAACGCCGCTGACCGCGCGGCCAAAGACGTCGCTGAGCTCGCCAAAGAGCAGGCAAAGTCCAATTTTATTGAGGCCTGGATCTCCGAGCACGGGACCGACGAAGATCGGGACCAGTTCGCCGATGGACTGCTGTCCCGCAAGGCCGCCCTCGCACTGATCGCCGATGCGGCATTCGCGGAGCATGGAGTGCCGGAACCCGCGACAGAACCGCACGTCTGTAAAGACAGCGATTGCCCGTGCGGCTCTGCCGACGTGGATGCCCTTCCGCGTTCGGTCTATCCCGCCTGGCGCGCGCTGAAGGCGAAACTGCCGGAGGGCTACGCGGTGACGTTCGACCGCGTGCGCGAGTGTCTGCGGGACGATGGCTGGGACGGTGAGGGCGAGAGCGCCGCGCCCCCGTACTACACCGCCGAGATCACCATTCCGTGTGGTCCGTTCCAATTTACGCGGACGGTGAAACTGTAGCATTTCCAGCCGGCGGCGGGATCGGCCCTGCCGCCGGCAAGTTCCGGAAGGAGGACACGTGAAGGACAGCCCAGCATCGAATCTCGGTAAGCGTCGGTGGACCAAGACCGGCGACGATCCGCGCGAGGTTGGAAGGCTCGGTGGAAGGCCCAAGTCTTCGGATCGTTGCGCCTGCGGAAAATACACCAAGGCGACGGCAGGCAAGCGAGGCCATAAGTGCTGACGCCGGACACCGAGCAGACCGTCGAGCGTCTTCGCGCCTACCTGACGCGCATGGCCGCCCAGACCCCAGACTGCTGGCGCATCCTCGACGCAGCGCGCGACTGTCGCGGCCGTGAATTGCCGAGCTGGCCCGCGTGGTGCTTTATCCCCTCGGGCGCCGTGTGGGCGGCGGTAAGTGCGGTGCATGGAGACATCGATCGATCCACCGCAGGAGCCCTGGCTGGTCTCGCGGCGTGGCGCACTGCGCAGGGTATCTATCGCTTCGACCCGACGATGCTTCAGGCGCTCTGGGATACGCCCATCACGGGCGATCTGCCAGGCGAGGTGTTGCTGCGGCTGCCGGAATGGTGCTGCTACATCGAGACGCCGGGAGCGATCTTTCGCGGGCGGGAGAGCTATGGCTTTTTCGTCTCGATTGACTGGGATGCGCGATCTTACGCCGACGGCGTTGCGGAGACACCTTGGCTCCGCTTCCACGTCGATTACGGCGAGGTGCTGGACGTCTCCCTTCCGCTGCCAATCGTGGGCACGGTCGAAGAGGGCCTGCGCGCCTGGCTCACCGCCGCGCGAGAGGCATCGGGTGGTGCCGCTTTGCCAGACGTCGATTTCTCGGCCAAGTTCGCTGCCGAGCTGGCGCCCATGATCTCGCTGACCCTGTACTTGTGCTCCCAACACGCCGATATCCTCCGGCATGACGGAGACTCGGCCGCGCCCCACTATCCGCGACCGAAGATCACCAAGCACGGCCCGCGGTGGTTCCCTCCGGATCATCCCGCGGCCTGGGATGTAGGCTGGCGCATCGGTGCCGCGATCCGCGCTGCCGAGGAGTCCGCCGCACACCGCGAGCGCGGCCCGGGGAGCACACACGCAAGCCCGCGACCGCATATCCGTACCGCGCACTGGCACAGTTTTTGGACCGGGCCCAAAGCCAAGCCCGGCGTGGCCGCCGAGACCGAGCGCAAGTTGATCCTGCACTGGCTGCCGCCGATCCCGGTCAACGTGGCGGAGGAGCTGGCTGTCGTGCCGACGATTCACGCGGTGGGATAGGATGGCGCTCAGCCTCACGAGTTCACCGCCGCGCCCTCGCCCGCCCGTGCCGCCACAAAGGCCGTCTGCATCCATTCCCGAGGCGGATCCTCCAAGAAGATCGCGCGGTACCGCTGGATCGCAAAACCAGGCTTGTAGCCGCGCTCGACGCCGATACGTATAAACTCGTCGAACTTGCGGCGTCGGGCATCGTCGGGGTGCCGCTCGCGCCAGACCTGGATCGCCATCTGCTTCCGCTGCCGCTGGATCTCTTGCAGCTCTCCGGCTTCGTGCTCGATGTCGTTCAGGCGGCCGGTGTAGCGCCATCCGCAATTCGGGCACGTCTGCTCGGAGCTGCGGAACGCCATCCAACACTGCTTACACATGCGGACAGACTCGACGGTGTCGCGCGGCTTCACGCGCACACCCTCGGCGCCGTCAAGCGACCACTCACGCTCTTCGTCAGGCATGCCGAACTTTCGGACGTTGCCGGCGTGGTCGAGCAAGATGCAGTCTGCTTTTCCCGTCTCGGGAGAAATCCGCAGCCCGCGGCCGACAAACTGTAGCCAACGCGCCAGCGACATCGTAGGGCGCGCGTCGACGAGGCACGAGATGGGCTTGCAGTCCCAGCCCTTCGAACAGATGTCGACCTGGCAGAGGACGGTGAACGCGCCGGCCTCCAGCCCCTTTAGGATCCGCTTTCGTTCTTCGCGTGGGGTTGTGCCGTCGACGTGCTCGGCCGGGATGCCGGCGGCGCGGAATTCGTCGCGAAGGTGCTGACTGTGGACGATGCTGACTGCCGATACCGCCGTCAGTCGCCCGGGAGCGTGCTTGAGCCAGTGGGCGATGACATCGCCTACCAGTTTGCGTTTGTCGCACGCCGCGGAGAGTTCGCCCTTGTTGAAATCTCCGGCCTGGTTGTGCACGCCGCGGAGGTCCGGACCGGGCGGCGCGAAGATTCGCACTGGCACGAGCCAGCCCTGATCAGTGAGGTCGATAATCGACGGGCAATATACAAGCCGGTCGAATAGCTTTCCAAGGCCTTTTTGGTCGAGGCGGACGGGCGTTGCCGAGAGCCCCAGCAGGCGCGCGCCGGCGGCGCGGTAGTGTTCGATGACGCGCTGCCAGGTGATCGCTCTGGCAAGGTGACATTCGTCGACGATCACCAGGTCCTCGGGCGGCAGTTCGCGGTTGCGTAGGGTCTGAATCGTGGCGACGTGAACGTTTTCCCAGGGCTTCCGGTTGGCCCGGCCGCCTTGAATGATGCCGTGGGGGACGGACCACTGGTCCAGCGCCGCGCTCGTCTGCTCGATGATCTCGCTGGAATCGCCGATAAACAGCACACGTGAGCCCTTGGCGACGGCCCGCGAGACGACGTCGCAGGCCATGACAGTTTTGCCGCTGCCCGTCGGGCTGTAGAGGATCACCGCGCGTGCGCCCTCTCGATAGGCGTCTCGAAGGTGGTGGGTGGCTTGCTCCTGATAGTCGCGTAGGATCATGGCCGGGCCTCCGGGGCCTGAGGATGCGGCGCCATTGCCGCCGCATCCGCCGCCACCAAAGCCATCTCGGCCGCGGGCTTGTAGCACCGTGCGATCCACCGCGCCAGGTCGAGGGGAATCTTGGCAATCTGAGCGGATGCGGCCTTGCGGCTGAACGACAGGTGCTGCCTTTGGTCATCGGCGCTCAACGTGAACGCATCCGGCTTCAGACTTTTGTCGATCATGCGGGCAATCGGAATTGTGAATCCGTTCTCGGAAAGCCGATTGCCTGGCACCTTTACACCGCTTCCGCTGCCGTGCTGTTTGACGCCTCCATGGACCGGGTTCCTGCCCACTTCCTTCTGCCCCGGAGAGCCGATGGCGAGCCAAGAGCCGCCGCTGTTCTTCACCGCCGCCGATTGGAACGAGCCACCCGCTATGCCGTTTTCGTGCTGGTAAAAATTAAATCCCGGAACTTTGTGATGTAGCGTGCTCGGCATCAGCGCGGGCACATCACCCCAGAGGTAGAAGCTCCCGTAGTGCCACTTGGCCTGGCCCACCCACGGCTGCGCTCCCTTGACGTTCTCTGCCATGAGTGGGATATGATGCCCAGCCGCTTCGCTCGCCTCGTGCTGGATGCGGAAGCAGGCGTTGAATAGTGCGTTCAATTCCGCGTGTTTCAGCCCGGTTTCGTCGGCCCGGATCTCCGCTGCCATCGCCTTCGCCCGTTTCCACGGCATCGCCATGTAGCTGTACGCTTGGCACGGTGGCGATGCGACAATGCACGCCGCGCTGCGGAACTGCGATCCGTGGAGCGTGAGAACGTCCTGGAGTACGAGCTGGCCGGGATACCCGCCCGTGCCGTAGTCGTGCCGCTCTATGTCAAAGCCGATGCAATCGTAGCCCTCGGCAAGAAAGCCCTCGGACCACCCGCCCAATCCCGCATAGAGATCAATACAGAGCGGTCTCACTCTGGAACCTCCATCCCCACCGCCCCACCCCGCCCGACCCACCGCGCATGCCCGAGTACCCGGTCCAGGAACCGGAGTCGCCGATCCCTGCTCGCAAATTTCCAGCACCATCCGTCGAGCCGGACCAGGGCGCCGTCTTCCTCGCGGGAGTCCCTGAACGCGGCCCGCTGTTCAGGCGAGTAGATGCGGGTCTTCTCTTTGGCGCAGACAGAGCACCACTTCCGTTGACCAGGCGCCATCTCCTGCCGCCCGCACGCGCAGGTTATGAGCCGGGGGTGGGTGCGCACCCGACGAAGCTGGGCGGGCTTCATTGGGGACAGGAGGAGGTCGCTCACCGGGCGGATGCCTCCGCTGCCGGCCAGCGCGCCGATAACCACCGGAACACATAATCCAGGATCGACCGCGCGAACCGCTTCTCCGCGCCGGCGCCGGCCCAGCCATCCGGCTCGAAGCTCGAGCCCTTGAACTTATCCGCGATCTCCTGGAGTGGCACGCCCGCCTGGAGCAGCATCGACGCGAGAATGCCCACCGCCGAGAGTAGACCGCGCTCAAATGACCCGATGTCGCCCATGCGGATGAACAGTTCTCCCGGGCGGCCGTCATCGTACAGGCCGACCGTGATGTAGCCTTTGTGGGCGCCGATCACGAAGCGATGGGTGAGCGCGCGGCGCTCAGATGGTAGCCGGCGCCGGGGGGTGGGCTCAGACATGGAAGGCCTCCGTGGCGCGCCGCATCTTCTCCGCTGCCCGCACGAACACCTGCATTGCCGCGTACATCTTCGGGCACTCGCCGGCCGGCGCCTCGTGTTCATACAGCCGCTCCAGATCCGGCCACGCTTCGACGAACGGCAGCCACCACCGATAGACTTTTGCCACGCGCGCCAAGTCCGCACGCCACTCTGGGATGAGATCCAGGAGCAGCTTGCAGCGCCGGAAATCGTCTGGGTCGTATGGAATATCTGTGTGGCCCGGGCGACTTCCGGTGAACGCGCTCCAGATCGTCTCCGAGCTTGTGCCAACCTCGCCACGCTCCCGCCACCACGCCGCGCGGTCAATAATGCTCGCGGTCAGTGGCGGCGAGTCGTCGTAGGCGCCACCAAGGCAGACCTTTGGGCTACCGCAATGCTGGCACCTGGCCGCCTTCATCGACGCGATTGCCACCGAGAGCGGAGCGTCAACCACAATCTCGACCTCGCCGACCTTGCCGCACGCGGCGCAGGTCACCCGCTGGTTCTTGATCTGCATTACGCCACCCTCCGTTCCACGCGCTTGAACGTGATGGCCCATACCCACGGGTTCGCGCTCCAGCAATAAGGGGCCAACCGCGCCAGTTTCTCTTCCACTTTGACTGTGGCTCCGCGCTTGCGTGGAGAGTGCGATGTCTTATCCGTCTTGCCGGCTCGCTTGCCGTTGATGGAATCCCAGAGAGCGCGAAACGCATCTTTGGCGGTAGCGCACCTGTCCCGAGTGACATCGCCCCAATGGAATCGATTCCCCTTCAGATCGGGAAGTAATTGCCGCTGAATCCCCTCGTCCCTCGCGTCCTCTTCGCTGATCTCCTGCACCCGCTGCACGCGAACGTCGGTGATCTCCAGGGTGATGCGGGATGCCCAACGGGGCATGAAGATCGAGGGCTTACATCGTGCAGTCAGATCCTCTCCCCGATCCAGATACTCCTGAATCCCGTCGGTCGCGGGATAACCGATATTCCATCCCTCGTGGCAATCCAGGGATCGCGGGGGATTATTTTCATCGGCCCAGATCGGTTGCCACGTCTCGCGCACCCAGAGCCGGTCTCCGGGGACGCCGTAGGGACAAAGGAATGGGACCGTTACGGCGACACCAGCAGGCGCCGGAAGGTGGCAACCTACGAAGTCCCCATCGGGGCGACGGTAGATATGATCCACTCCTGTTGCTCCGACGAGCGGATTGCACACCCGCCGCGTCTGCGTCTTCCGGCCCTCCAGGATGGCTCGCACCATCGGGCCGCTAAAGAGGATGGGGCGCTCTTTCACGCGCACCTCCCGCCCACATGAAGCTGTGGGAAATGCACGGACACCGACCTCAGACCGACCGCAATGGAGAGTTTTCGATTATGCGTTGATGCAGGAAAAGGTAGTTGCGTCCCCAAGTGAAAGGTCTGCAAAACCTTTATTCGGGGGTTCGATTCCCCCCCGCGCCTCCATGATTTCATTGGATTTTCCCTTTTGTTTCCTGAAGATTGCGAACACCAGTTGCTTTGTGCTCGATGACGCTCATTTGCTCTGAAAGGCCCTCTTTTGTCGCCGCAACCGACCTCAGACCGACCTCGGACGTTGAAGTCTGATTCTCCGGGTGCCCCTCGCCGTACCGCTCCATCGCCTGATTCATGTGCTCCTGGGAGATGTGAACGTACTTCATGACCGACCGCAGGCTGGAATGCCCGAGCAGCTTCGCCAAGGTTCCCAGGTCCATTCCGCGTTCGGCCCACCTGGTGGCGCAGGTGTGGCGGAAGTCGTAGATGACGAAAGCGAGCCCGGTTTCTTTGATGACCTTGTCGTGCGCAGTGTTGAGTTTCGTCAGATGATGGCCCGCCCGCTTCGGGCTCGGAAAGACCCACGGGCTGTCACCCTGCATCCGCGCCTCGAGGATGAACGCGCTCTCTGGCGTGAGTCTCAGGGTGCGCTTAGCCGCTTTCGACTTGCCGCGCGCGATTCGCAGGAGGCCGTGATCAATGTCCACCGCGTCCTTGCGCAGCTCAAGCAACTCCTCCGGCCGACAACCCTGGTTGAGCATCAGTCGCCCGAGGTCGTGCATGTTCCGAAAATCTCCCTCGACGGTGCGTGTGTGCGCTTTGATGGGAACCGCGCCCTTGCGTTTGTGCGCCTTGATTTCTACTTTGCGTTTTCCGCGGAGGCACGCCGCAAAATAGGCGCTCTCTTCTGCCGGCGTCAGAACGTGCATTCGGACGGATTCGGCATCGCTCGGGATCTCGACGTCGTCCACTGGATTGTCCTGGGACCAGCGATGCTTCCCGGCGTACTGGAAGAACAAGCTCAGCGCGTGTAGGTCGTGCCGTAGCGTGACTTCTTTGACCTCGTGATCGGTGCGGCGGTGCGCCTTGTAGTCTTCGATGCTCCCGGCGGTGATGGCTGACACGGGGCGCCGCTTGAAGAAGTTCTTCAGGCTGGTGAAGCTGCCGCGGATTCGCTTGGCGCTGCGCGGGTGCTCCCGGTATTCGCCATCCACCCACTTCAGGAAGCCCTCAGCGGCCTCATTGAACGGGATGATCTCCAGCTTGCGTCGAAACTCGCGGCCCTCGAGGATCGCCCGCCTGTGCTCCTCCCGGTCGCGAATCGCGGCGCTCCTGTTGCGTTCGGTGGCGGCCAAGTCGGTGGTGCCTGGGTAGCACCGGCCTTGCACCCAAATGCGGTACGTCCACTTTCCGCCCCGTACCCGTAACCCGTCTCGCTGTCCGTCCTTGTTCTTCATTGAAGCCTCTGGTCTGCGATTCTAACCATTCTCGAAGTATCTGGGCTGGATACCGGATCGAGCGGCCGTACTTGCGGTACGGCGGGCCTTTTCGCTGACTGCGCCAACTCGCCAGCGTGGGGACCGAAATACCAGTAATCGACGCGACCTGCTCGGGCGAGTATCCGCCCAGCTCCGAGATCTGCTGCTCCGTCAACTGCGGCGGACCTTGCCGTGGGCTCATTCGCTCAGCCCTCCGCACGCCACTTCCGCCGCGGCCCGCTCGTCCTCTACCAGCTCAGCGCATGGCCGGCACAATGCTGCCCACGGCACCGCCCGGAGCCGCGCCGGGCTTATCGCTTCCAGGCACGAGGAGCAGACGCCGAAGCTCCCATCCGAGATCCGCGCGAGAGCCGCCTCGACCTGGCACAGCAGCGCGGTGTCGTGGGTGAACGTGCCGGCTGCGACCTCACGGGCCGCGAGCTGCCAGGTGTCGTCGAGCGGATCCGCGTGACGCTCGACTTCGATGGGCACCCGGTCCCGGAGGCGTGCCTGGAGTTCGGCGCGCTTGGCTTCGAGGGTGGCGCGGTGGTCAGCGGCGGTTCGACGATAGGACGTGCAGCACATAGCTATTTGGCCTCTGGGCGAATTGGCATGGTTTCACCGGCCGGGATGTAAGCGGCTCCGCATTTACAGTGCTTGTGACAGTGGAAGCATCTGGCGCACGGCGGCGGATACATGTCGTCGCACTCGCAATCTTCGAGCGGATATTCGCAGCAATCGCACTTCACGGCTTCACCTCCGGGAATTCGGCGCGGAGTGCCGCCTCGACCTCTGCTGCTCCATCCGATAGGCCCTGATAATGAGGATCTCCGCGATGCTCTCCGCCCTTGTAATCGGACCAGTGCTTTCGGCTGATCTCATGGGCGATCTCCGCGCACCGCCGCGCCACGGCCGCGACGCAGTAGTCTGGATCCTCGTGATACGTCTCGGATTGGAACGTGTCGCTGGGCTCCCCCGGCCGGATCTGCTGATGGCAGATCGTGCAGATTTCAGGCATGTGAGTGAATCTCTCCTAGCAGTACCTTCCACGCCATTCTTTTGATGCGTTCAAGAGCGGTGCGCCCCTTCCATTTGTCGGTGATGGCGCGATTGACTTTGGGCCAGTTCGCAGAATCCCCCTCTTGCCTCATAATGAAGGCGTACGTGAGCGCCACGCTCCGCTGAGTGATTCCCGGATAGCTCAGCTCTTCGAGTAGCTGGCGCTGCGGGTTGTACATCACGAGGCGTACTCGCTCAGGCATCCTTGCGGCCCACCCTGGCGAGCGCCCGCCGTTCCCCTGGAGAGTCAATCGTCATGGTCTGCCCGCAGCATTTGGGCCAGCCGTTCCGAAAATACTCTTCCACGTTCGCCTTCCGTGTTGCTCCGCAGGTGACGCACCAAACGCGTCCACGCTGTAACTGCGGTATGTCGGATACGAGTTTCGCGTGCGGCTCAGCCATTGCGGACCTCCCGGAATGCGGCTAAATCCAGCTTGCCCGTACATTTCACCCCGACCATGAAACTGCCCGCCCTCTCTCCCGGCCATCTCAGGATTTGTATTCCACCCACCACGAGCACGCTGCCGCCCATCGACTCGACGTAGCGCACCACGGCCCGGTAGAGTTGAGACACCGGATCGCGTCCGGTTGGTAAGTTCACCTTCTTTGCGCGCTTATCACGCATCCTTGCGGCCCTCCCCGGCGATGGTGGCGCGGATGGCATCCAGCCGGTCAGAGCATCTCTTCCAGCGGTTCCACTCACTCTGCCGTCTCCTCGGCGTCCATCTCACACAAGGGCTCGGGGAGATCTGCTAATAGGGCCTCTTCGTCTGGGGTCATTCTCCCGTTCCTTTACAGTCTGGACAGTCACTGAAGGTCTGCTCGTCGAGCTCCTTGCCCTCGCAAGTGCAGGCGCATTCGGGCTCTCCGCAGGTATCGCAGATCTGTCCGGTTCCATTACATCTAAAGCATTGGCTCATAGTCTCGTTCCTTCTTCCCGGCGTTTCGCTAAGCTGTTCGCAACAGCCCCTTCCATGTCTGCCAGCGCTGAATAAGGACGTTGCGCGCCTCGGTGGAGAGTCCATCCATGCACCCGAAATTCATCATAGGGAACAGTCCGTCTACGACTTCCTCCCAGAGCGTTGTAAAGGTCGATCCGCTGCTGCCGAACTTATCGCGGATTTCAACACACAGTAAGCACGTCTTATAGCGCGAGAACTCGCCGTCCCATTTGCCGACGACGTTTTCGTACTGCACCCCGCGTGGGATTACACCACTGCATTCGCAGCATTTATGCTCACGCCGCGCGGTGAGCATCCTTGTGCAGTAAAGCTCGAATGACTCGCCTTCGAAGTCGCCTAAAGCGAAATCACACGCGCTCATTCGGCACCGCCTTTCTGCTCGCTGATTGGCATCTACACCACCTCCCGCAATTTCTTTAGCGCCTCAATCAGCACGTCTCGCCGGCGTTCCCACCTGGCCGCTCTCCGCATCTCCCAGGCAGGCAGCGGCTCTTCGTGGTCCACACAGAGCACCTCCCGCGCGGCCATCTGGAGAGATTCCGCGTATTGTCGCTCGCAGAAGCGGAGCCCGACCATGAGTAAGCAGATCAGTTCGTCGTTGATGCAGATCCAATCCAGGAGCGTGACGCCCCAGGCGCTGAGCATCTGGCTCCGGCCGATGAAGTGGCCGGATGGGTCTCGGTAGGACTTGTGGTTGGTCATGGCAGTGTCACCTCCATCGCCGCGTCTTCATCGGCAGCCAGGTCGCGGCCCGTCACCAACTCAAGAAACCAGCGCTTCTCGACCTTCGCCAGTTCGTACTCGTCCGGATGCGCCAGCGCGAATTCCCGAACGTCGCGGTGCAGAATCAGGTGTGTGTCGCCGCCTTGTTGCTCGGTCCGGTCCGTACCGCGGCGCACGCCGCGTAGCAGGCCTGCGCGGATCCACTTGATGATCTTGTGCGAATCCTCTCCGAATGCCTCGGCAAGCTGTGTAGCTGAGTACCAATCTCCGTTGCGGCGGATGTGCATCCGCTTCTTCTTCAGGTGAACGGCCGTCGCGGTGCGATGGAAGCCCGCGGACTTCAGCCTGTCGGAGAGCTTGTCGTCGCACATCCAGCCGTAGCGCGAGAGAATGGCCAGCTCGTCGGCGCTCCAGGGAGCCTCTTTCGTGCGGGCAATGCCGAGAGCAATCGCGCGCCGATGGACCTTCCACGCGGGCCAACCGATCTTACGGGCGGCCGTCGTGATGGCCGTGCGGTTGCCAAACTTGCGATTCCGACCGTATGCTTCCGTGATCATCCGGTCGATCTCCGGCGTCGGAACGTAGATGGCGGGCTTGCGTCGTCGGGCAGCGCCGCACGGGATGCAATAGAAGCCGTACTTGCCGGCCGCGGGACGGCCACAGGCGCACAACCGGACCGGAGAGGTAGCCGCTGGACAGGCCATCTCTACGATTCCTCGCCTTCGCACGCACTACAGAGGTCCGGAGCTACCCAGTGGCAGGGCTCGCCGGTGCGCTCGATGCAGCCGCGGCAGTCGTTGTCGGTGCAGCCGCAGACTCGGCAGGTGCGGACGTCTGGGTCCGCTGGATCGCGCTCGCCGGAGGCCACGCGCTGCTGGCCGCCGACGTCACGCGCATCCTCCTGCAACTTCCTGGCCCACTTCTGAAGTTTTGACAGCTGAGCGAGGGACTTATTCGAGCGCTGCGTGGCGCGCGCATTCCCGACCCACGTGATAATTCCCGTGCACTCGTGTTCCAGTGCCTCCATCTGAGAAGGAAACGCCTGATCTTTTGCTCCCGGGAAGCCTCCGGTCCCGGCGTCGGTCACTCCCGCCTCGAAGCTTCCGATCCATCCATTCTCCGTTTCAACGAGCAGTATTCGCGCAACGAGATCCTTCCCCGGGTACGGGATGCTGATGCAATCCTTTGGATCGTATACCCCGTGCTCGTTCGGCTTCGGCCAGACGCGGGCCGTCGCGGCCGTCGTCCCGCGCTTCGCCTTCTTCGTCTCAGCAGACGCGGGTTTCGTCTCACCCTTATCCGAGATCGCCCCGGCTTTCTTCTTCGACGCCGCTTTCTCCGCAGCCTCTCGTTTCTTTCTGGCTGCCTCGGATTTCTCGAACTTCAACTTGAGCGGAGCCGCGACTCGCTCAGAAACCGTCTTCACCGGAACACCGTAGGAGAGCGCCATGTCCGAGAGCAGCTGCTTCGACTTCTCCCAGCTGAACTCCGTCGCACCTTCAGCCAGGCAGCACGCAACCAGGAAGCGCACGACTTCGCCCTGATCCATCTTCTCGATGCGCTCTTCGAGCTTTCCCCAATCGGTAGTATGTTCAGCGCTGAACGCGTACGCGATTGCCTTACGCGCCTCGGACTTCACAGTCGGCAGGATCTGCTGCGCAATGAGTGTGAACTCGCGCGGACCGGGATTGAATGGAATCTGGCCGACTGCATCCCTGAGAACTTCCTGCCGGGCCGCGATGTCGATTTTCTTTGCCAGGCGCTCCCGTCGCTCTTCCGCCATCTCCGCCGAGGTCTTCTGGCCGCCGGCAACTCCGGAGCCATAGAGGCAATTGCCGTGCTTCTTACACGCCTTCGTCCGGCAGATGTCCGTGATCTTCCCGATCTCGCGTGAGCCCACTGCGATGACAGCCTTTTCCGCATACTCGCAGCGGTCCGTCTTTCCGGAGATCAGGTGGTACGCTCCGGTGCTGAGCACGCCCTGCTTTGAAGCGTCAGGCACGTACTCGCGCGCGATCCGGACCAGCGGCGTGCCTTTTTCTTCCGCCGCTTTCTGCACCGCGATCAAGTGGTTGTCGCGCTTCTGGTGGAAGCACTCGGCGTCCAGACAGATGTCGCCTTTCTTTACGTCGTCAAAAAGCAGGCCGTTCGCACCGCTCCGCTTTGTGCAGGATATGCACGCCCCCGCGCCGGCGAGCAGCGTCACATCGTCTTTGCGCCAGGCGGCGGAACTCAGGTCGAGGTACACGTTCTCGCGAATCCAGTCGTCGAGTGATGACACGGACACCGCGGCCGGAGTGACCTTTACCCGCTTTCCGCCCCCCCAACGCTCGCCTCGCTCGAATAGTGCCTCCTTAAACGCTTCCTGCTGGTCGTCGGGTTGCAGCCGCGCGAGCAGCAGCGCATGCCCGAGTTGGATTCTGCCTTCGAGAAACGCTGACTTTGCCGGCTCGATCAACCGAGTCAGCGCCAGCCTCTTCGCGATGTAGCTCTCGCTGCGGCCAACGCGCTCGGCCAGCATCGCCGGCGTGTATCCGTAGCTGCCGATGAGGCGCTGGTAACCTGCGGCCTCTTCGATCGGGTGCACGTCTTCGCGCTGTAGATTCTCAATCGTGACCACTTCGACGAACTGCTGATCGGTCATCGCCCGCACGACAGCCGGGGCCTCCGCCAGCTCGGCGCGCAGAGCGGCCCGGAAGCGGCGATGGCCGGCTGCGATCTCGTAGCCATCGCTGTTCGGCCGGACCAGCAACGGGGTCAGAATTCCATGAACCCGCACACTGTCGGTCAGTTCGGCCATGCGCGCTTCGTCAAAATGCCGGCGCGGATTGAGTAGCGACTCGTGCAATTGCGCGAGCGGAATCAGCTTGAAGCCTTGTGTCTCATTCATTTCAGTTGTTCCTCGGGTCCGCAACCAACTCCACCGCAACCGCCGCGCCGCCCACCCGCAGCTCGTCGCCATGCCGCGTGGCGATGCACGCCAGCCCGCCAGCCTCCGGAAGGCCAAGGCCCTGATGCAGCCACCGCCCACTGTCGTTCACCGGTTGCGCGGGACCGCAGAGCGCCAGAAATGTCCGCGCGTCATTGACAGGCAGCGTAGCCCCGATGCGGTGCAGCACGACGCAGGCCTGACCGGCGCGATCGACCCGGAAGCGTAGCGGAACTCCGTTGCGGGTCACGCGGACGACCTGGCCGGCGCGGATCTGATCGGGGGTGATTGTGTGCGGCATCGCTGGTATCCTCTCGGTTGCGGTCACAGGAGCCCCCTATCGAGAGCGATGCGCGCCGCAACAAGGAGCACGACCAGTAGGAGCACGGCAGCATAGAGCCGCCTCTGGGCTGCCCCGCGCGCTTCCCGCAAATCCTTTTCGAGTACCCAGACCTGAGCGTCGAGTTGCTGGATCTTGGCGCTGGCTTGGTTGACGTAGCGGACCAGTTTCATAACCTCGTCGTGGTTACGGGTCCAATACTGGCCGTCCTCGTCGCGCTCCGATCGGCCGTGCGCGGCACCCATCTCCTGGTGGGCCGCCTCGATGGTCTGGTCGATTGCGTGCAGGTCTTGAGCGGTGGGGTTGATGTCGCTCATGCCGCAGCCTCGCTCTCCGGCTCGCGCCACTCCGCCCCGCCCCACCGCTCATTCTCCGGCTCGATCTCATTGAGCGCCCGCTCCATGCGGTACGCCAGATAGCCGCGGTCGATGGCAATGGCGAGATCCTGAAACCACGCGGCCAGGAGGTAGAGCGCCCGGATCAGGCGCTGGATTGCGGTGGCGTGAGAACCGCGTCGCGGGGCTATGACCCAGACGGCCACCAGCAGGACCACGAGCAAGATCAACGCTGCAACGATGCTCGTCATGCTTTCGGCCTCCCGTTGACACAGGTCTTCGTGTCGTACCACTTCGACTCGCTGTTGAGGCGAATCAGCGCAGCGTCCTGCAGGGCGTGCAACTCCGCGATGAGATTGCACTCAATTTTCTGATTCAACACCAACGACTCCAGCTCAGACCGCGTGCGCGGCCGGACGCGGATGAAGTCGAGAATCTGCTGGTTCACCTTCGGACGCGGAGCGAGCTTCACGAAGAGCTTATCCTCGGCCTCGGCGAACAGCGGCTTCACCCCGAGTTCTCGGGCATGCTTCATGACCTGCGACCTGACGTGGGGGCGGTTGGGGAATTCCAGGATCTTGGCGCCGTTCTCCATCTTCAGGAGTTCTTCGATCGCCGAACGGTACGGCGAAGTCATCCGGGCGCGTGGCGAGAAGTCCAGGTTGACATCGGCCGCCGGCACGAGCTTGAAGGCGACCTTGTAGCGGGCCGCGCGTACGGCCTGCATTTTATCTGCTGTCTTTTTCGGCATAGAAAATAGCTCCTGGGTTACTGGTGCCAGCGCGCCGGAGTTGAACCGGCTCGCGCGGTTGAAGGATCGAATACTCCAGAGGCCACGTCACGGAGCTTGGCCCGTTAGCGGACGCCGCACCATCTACCTCGTCAGAGCGGGTCACCGTGCCCGCCGACGCTGGTATAACTTTTGAGGGGCAGGTCATCGCCCGTGACGAGCCCATACGTCCTTTAAGTCCGCGGCCATCGGGCCCGTGGAGGCATTCGCACATTTCGCCAAAGGGGAGGCTGCCCGCCCGTGGCTCTCTGTCCCTCAAGAGACCACCGTCGCAATGAGAGTGCGGCGACGGGAGCACCCCGGCGAACAAGCGCCCAACGGTGGTCTCCTGAAGGGCCGGGCTCTCGTGGGAGCCCGGCTGTGAATTGATGGTTGTCCCGCGCCCGGTCACGGTCCTACCCCGTGCGGCGCGAGTTGCTTGATGAGGCCGCTCCATTGCGGGTGGCGCAGCCTCGGGTGTGACGATTGCGACGGTCGCGAACGAGATTCGGATTATGTCGGGTGCCTGCTTTCTGCTCGACGTGACGAGCGTTCTGTTCACTGAGGAGATCATTTGCCTGGAGCCTCGGCTGGCGTCACGCGGCATAGAAGGCAACTGCCCGAGATGCCCTCGATAAAAATCAAAGCGGTGCGGCCACAAACAACGTGAGCCTCACTGCGGGTCGTGGTCTCCTTGACTGTCCCGTCGTCCAAGCGGACCTTTACGGGCGTTCCGACCGGATGCTTCGCGTTCCAGCGGGCCACGGTCTTCTCATCCTGCGTGGGCCACGGTGGTCTCATTGCTGTTTGGCCTCCGTCTCGGACTGCTCGAACAGCGGAGCCGCCGGCGCCGGCTTGCCAGCGGCCAGCACGACCTTGTGGATCACAGTCAGGGCCTCGATGGTGCCGGACCGCTGCTCCGGAGTCATGCGGGCGAACCGTGCCAGGAATTCTTCGCGGACGTATTCGTCGGTGACGCGCGGCATCAGTTTCCCTCCACTTTCGGCACCACGAACGTGCCGTCCGGCTGCTCGCCGATGGCCGTTGTCATGGGCCGCGTGAGATGGTCGAGTACCGCCTCGACGTTCTCCCATTGCTGCGCGAACTCACTCCTCACGCCTTCGAACGTCCACCGTGATACATCCCGCTGGGCCTGACTCGATGCCGGATTCTGCTCCGCGACAATGTGCCGGGCCTTCGCCGTCTTGATACGGTCGATTGCGGCGCGGATCAGGTCGAGCTTGGTGCTGATGTCCGGGGCGGTGGGCTCGAGCACTTACTTGGCCTCCTGGGGCGCGGGCGCCGAATCCGACTTCCGGCGCGGCATCTGAATTCCGCCAGGCTGCGCGCCCTCTTCGGGTTCTCCATCTTCCGGGCCTTCTTCGTCCGGGTAATACTCGGCGGCCATGGCGGGCGCGTCCGCGTCCTGGTCCTCCGGAACGGGCGCCGCGAGGTGCCGAGCCTCCGGGATTACGTCCACGATCTCGCCCGATCCGGTGATCGCGGACCGGTATGCCTGGCCGTGCTCGACCAGCAGCCGCCGCAACTCGACAGCGTTCTGCGCGCGGAATTCGAGCGAAACACCGTACTGCACCGATGCCTTACCGTTGTGGTTGACCTTGTAAGGCCGGAGCACCATCGTCAGCGGGATGCCGGCGATATAGCCGCGAGCGGGATCGCCGTTGCCCGTGACCATCTTGATCTCCTGAATGCAGGAGTGAAGCTGCGAAATCGAGCGGAACCCGGTCGTGTCAAACGTCGCGGTGCCGCCGATCCGAGGCTGGTTCACGAGTTGGAAGTACAGCCGGCCATGCGGCTTGCACCGCGGTGGCTTCTCGCGGCCGTTCTCTTCCGTCGCTTTTGAAAACGGGCAGTCGTCGACATGGCAGCGATCGAGCAGAAACCACTTCTCGCCGGCTGCCGCCGCGGCCTCGGCGAGCGGCCGATCTTCTGCGGTCGCAGCCTCGACCCGCCGGCGGGCGTGGCAGCCGTCACCCTCGCAGTTGAGCCGCGATTCCGTGAACCACTGGTACGCGGCGTCGAGCGGCGCGTCCGTCAGCAACACAATCTCAATCTCATTCGGGATCGGTCCGTGTTGTTCGATTGCGTCGAAGTCGTGGACGTAGTCGCCCGAGATTCCCATCCGCAGGAACGTGAAGTACGGAAACTTCGCCGGGTAGGTCCGGATCACAGCGGTCTTGCGGGACTCGGCGTAGAACTTCTGCGCCTCGGCGCGTGTGTCGAAGCGCGTAGCGCCGGACACCCGTTTTCCGTTCTCGGTATGCCCCACCTCGATGGTCCACTTCCCGGACGCGTCGATCCAGACGTGAACATCGGGGCCTTTGGGGACGCCGATGCCGACCTTCAGGATTCGCACCTGGCGCCGGATGTCGGCACCTGTGCTGGGGTCGTGAAGCAGGCCGTACATCTTCGTTCTATCGGGCGCTTGTGTTGTTGCCATGATCGTTATCTCCTCCCGGCCGCAACGGCCGTCTCTGTTGCCACCGCTCGGACGCCCGGGATCGCCATCGTGCCCTTTAGCGCTACCGCGAGCTTGTTCAGCGCCGGCATGTTCGGCAGCGCCAACTCCGGGCTCGCTTTGCCGTCCGCAATCGCGCGGCAGAGATCCCGGACGCTGATTACCTCGGCGCTCCACCGCCGCTGTGTACTGACACCCTTCGCCGGCTGGAATACCGGCTGCGGAGCCACCCGCGGCACGACCACGGGCTCGGCCAGCACGGCCGCGACCTCTTCAACGGTGGCGCCCTGTTGCTCGGCTTCGATGGCCGCAGCGAGTTGGTCCTCTTCGGCCTTCTTGCGGATCTCGGCTTCAAGTTGCCGACGCCGCTCGTCTTCGATGCGGCGCTGCTCCGCGGTGTACGTCGCGATCCCGGATTTCAGAACGCGCTCGGCTTCGGAGATCGGCGCGAGCATCTCGGCTTCGGCGCTACAGATCGCTTTGTGCGCCTCGAAAGCCTTCTGCTTCAGCGGCGCGTGGTAGTCGGTGATCTTCCGGCGCATCGCTGTGACGGAGACGAGCAGCTCGGCTGCGTCGTTGTATGTCGCCTGGTCGACGATCTTGACCGCGCGCGCCTGCTCGGGCAGCGAGAGCGCCTTCGTCTTGAGCTGCTCGGCTGGGAGCACCTCGGGCGTGATTACTTCGGCTGCGGTCGCCATTAGAACGGATACTCCTCAGTGATCGCGGGGATCACGATGGCCTCTGCCGGCTCCACTGACGCCTGCTCGTGCGCCGCGGCTTCGGGAGTTGCCGAGACTTGCGGCAAATCTTCCACAATCTCGACGGGTTCCGCATGCTTTAGGACCGGCTCCAACTCGGTTGCACGCGCTAGCGCTCTCGCCGAGTCCGCCTCACGCTCTTCGCGCTCTTCGCGGGTCTCGAATGCGTCCGCGTCAACGGCGTCGAGAATGCCCAGACCTTTGCGCTCCACGATGATGAACCCCTCTTTGAAGTCGCCCGAGATGATCGCCTCGGATGCCTCCGCAAGGGTTTCAAAGTCGTGGCGCTCGTAGCTATCGCGATACTTCTCTTTCTCGAAAATGATGTATTTAGCCGCCATTCACCGTCTCCTCTTCGCCCGCCATACCGCGAGCGCTGAAATAAAAATGTTGAAGTCAACCTGCCAGTCGCGGCAGGCAAATTCCTCGACCCGGTACGTTCCGTCGTCGTGCAACTCAACCGAAAGCCGAGGGTACTTTCGCGGCCCGTCGAAGAAGGCCGCATACGCAGCGAGCTGATACCTGCACCAGTACGGCGAGGTGCCGGTCTTGATGTCCAGTAGGACCACGGTGCTGCTGCCGCGGAACGATCCCGTCCGGTCAAGCGTGCCCGCGTAGCCGTACTGCGGGTTATAGCTCCGGTGCTCGATCAGCGACGGCACGAATCCGGACTCGCGGCGGAACGCCCGCCAGCCCTCCAAATACCCCGCGATCGCCGGGTCCACGCTCGCCTCGTCGAGGTCATCTTCGTCGTCGAGCTGCGCCACCAGATGCACCGCGGAGCCGCGCCGGAGATATCGCCCGCGGTCTTCGCGCGGAAGAAATCCGTAGTCGATGATTCCGACGTCCTCCAGAACCTGCGTCACGCTCGGGAGCGCGACACCGTCGACCGAGTAGGAATGGCTCGCCTCGTCGAACATCAGGGCTCCGGCGGGCGCAGCGGCGGTGCTCATCGCGCTGCCTCGTTCGCCCCGATGGCGGCCAACCGATCCTCCGGCAAGCACTCGCAAGCCCCGCGGTGCTCCCGGCAAAACACATCCTTGCAGTCCACGCACTCGAACCGGCAGTGCTTGCACAGGTACGTATGCCGGCAGCCAGGCATCATGCACTCGGCTGCATCCGAATCCTTCAGGCGCTCCCCGCACTGCGAGCACGCGGTGGCGTCGATGGCGTTCCGAGGGTCCGTCCGGTCGTTGGCGAAAGCCAGGACCATGTGGTTCTCGATATTCCTCATCGCGCCCGCCGATCCGGCCGTGCCTGCGGACGCGGCCACCCGATGATGCGGCGGACCACCTCGACCAGTCCGCTGACCACGGCGCAGGCTACGACCGTGAACACGCCCGCTACGATCAGGCTTGCGGCGTCGGAAGCCAGCCCGGGCGCGCTCACCAGTCCCTCCCCAAAAACCAAGCGACTGCGGCGATGAACAGCACCACCCCGATTGGCACGTCGAGGATGCGCGAGAGGGGAAGATCGACCCAGTTCATACGCGACTCCTCAGCGCCGCCAGAACCTCCGGAACCGAAACCGGCGTCGGGCCGAACCCGCGGCCGTATTCCAGCCACTCACTGAGACGCCTGGTGAGCAAGCGTAGGGCGGTCATTTCGCCCTCGAAAATTCGCCCGCCCCGGTTCTCGCATCCAGAGCGGGCGTGCTCAGGAATTCCCACAGTTGCCAGCCCCATGGCGCGCAGAGCGGCCAAAGGAGCCCGAGGATGGCGGCGTAGAGGTATTTCATGCGCCATCTCCGCTCAATATCCTGCAGACGGTCAATGCGCCGGCCAGCCCGAGCGCGGCTGGTACGAGTGCGTACGCCTCCGACCAATAGGCCGCGATGAAGCCGGATATGCCGGCGGCGACGAGTGCCACGCTGACCGCGCAGAGTATTCTCAGCTTGCTGGGCTTCATGCTGGTTCCTTGCAATCCGCCAGCACGGCCCATCCGTTGAGGGCGAACCGCTCGGCATCTTCCTTGGACAGTTCGAGGATTTCGCCAGCGCGGAGTATACGCGCATGACCGCTCATAGCGCAGGCCGTGCTCCAGATCTCGCGAGTCATTCGCATCTTGATGGTCTTCATGCGGCCCTCCCAATCACCCTCAGGCCCTCTATTAGCGGCCTTGCAGTATGAGCCAAGCCCGCGAGCAGCCCCAGGGCGAACGGAATCGCACAGTTAGTAGCGCGCCCCATCGGCTTGCGCTCGCGCAGCAGGGGCCGCTCCAGGTCCTCCCAGATTTCCGCCTCCAGCTCCGCACACTCCCCACAGAACTCTGCCAGCTTGGAGGCGTCGAGCCGGCTGATGTAACTCTCCGCGGCAAGGCGCGCGCGGCGCTCGATGTCCAAGGCGGCCCGCAGAGCGGCTTCGAAGCACTCCCGCGATAGCTCGTGCTCCCGCTCGATCCAGCGGACATCGCGGCCAAGTGCGAAGGCCCGGAGCGCCGGCGAGTATTTTTCCTTTGTTTGCAACGTCGGGCCTGCGGATTTGCGGGCCGGCGCGTCCATCTGATGTACGATCCGTTGCGATGGATATGCAGAATTCATTTAGAACCTTTCGCCAGCCGCTCGCAGGCTTTTCGGAGCGGGCATTCGGAACACTTGTCGGACTCAGCCTCGGCGCAGACCAGGGATTGAATCTTGCGCCACAGCGCATCAAGGATTTTCGGGTCGGGTTTGTCGGTCGTGCCGTCAAAGGCCCGCTTCGCGGTCGCGCGATCAACACCCAGTTCGCGCGCTACCGTGGAAAGAAGCCCCTTGCGGTGAATCCTCTGAAACTCTGAGAGGATACTCTGCCGCTCTGATTTGGTAAGATGCTTAAGCCGTTGCGGCTTGTTGCATTGCATGTACGAAGCATAATGCATTAGGCATTAGGCGTCAAGTTATATTTGGCATGAAAAAAGAAATTTTAATGAACGCGGTCCGTGACCTGCGCGAAGCGATGCGACAGACGCAACACCAGTTCGTGCAGACCATCGGGAAGTCCTATGCGTCGGTCCAGCGCTATGAGCGGCAGGCTCCTCCGGTGGATTTTGCGACCCTACGGTCGTTGCGCAGGCTTTCCGAGCAGCTCGGGCGTACCGATCTCGCTCAAATATTCGCAACCGCGGAGCTTGGGCGCATGACACCTAAGGCTCTCCCCTCCGCCGACCATGATTCCGGAATCCCCAGCGGCGACATCCTTTCCGCCGAACCCCCCACTTCCGCCCGAGAGCCTGCGGTACCTTCGACCCATCCGAAAACGAACCCCGAAGCTCATGACCCGGTTATCGCTTTTGTGATACAACACCCTGAGCGCCGCAGTTCGTTCAAGGCGCTGGTGGACATTTTCGCGGTGGGCCGAGAGGGCACCATCTTGGCGATCACGCAGAATCTGACCGAGTTCGCCCGTCAAGCTCGTCGCGATGCAGACGAGGACAATAAGGGTGACACCAGAATTATACTTACCCCTGAGGCTCATGGTTCG